ACCCCCGACGCATATGGTATAAAAAGGCTAACGGAGGGGGGGTCTTTAGGGGGGTAAAAGTGGTCCCCGTGGGCCCCCGAATAGGGTCATTCTTTTGGCACGCCCGGGGGCCCCATAAGGGGATACTTTCGGCGCACCAATAGGGCATAGAATCCTGCACGCTTAGGGAATACTTTCGTGCCGTTTCACGAGGACCCCCGGTGCCCCTCGCCGTGGCCCACGAGCAGGAGCGAGGCTGGCCGGGACCATGGATTCTCGAGGCGGATGTCCGAGGGGGGCCCTCGCAGGGGGGGGGGGGTGCCATAGGCGTGGGCCAACCCCGCCCCCCGGGAGGCCGAGGGCGGGGTAGGGGTAGGCACACGCACCCGGCCCCGGGCCCGGTCCCTGCCATCGCACCGGCACGGGCACCACCGCCACGCCCACCACCTCGCCCCCCTCCTCCCTCTCTCCCCCCTCACTGGTCTGGAGCCTCACGGTCTGGGCCGGGCCGGGCGGCCCCCGACCTCCCGGGGGGCCCTGAACCGCACGTAGGGGTGAGAGATCGGAATCCTCTCAGAGAGCCGCACAGAGCGTCTGAGGGCCTCCAAGACCCTCCAATGGGTTGGGGTAGCCCAGCGACCCTCGGAGGCCGCCAGAGGGGCTGTACGGCGGTCTGAGAGGATCGGCCCCCCGAGGCCCCCCTCCCCGAGGCCCCCGGGGGCTCCGAGAGCCTGAGCCCTGTCAGGCCCGAGTTGCGCCTGACCACTCGCCCGGCATAGGATCGGGGGCGTCCCCCTCCGGGGGGACCGGCCCGGCCCCATAGCCGCCGGGACGGCGAGCCCCCAGCGGGGCTGGCGAGGCCGACGAGGGTGGCGAGCCCTCCGAGACCGGACCGGCTCCCCCGGGCGGCGAGCAGAGGAGGCAGGGACCAGCCTCCCGCAGGGGACCAGCCCACCGGGCCCCCCGAGTCCTCCGAGGTTGAGCGCACCGCCCAGCGGGTCAGCCCCTCCTCCTCGGTAGCCCGGCACCGTCGGGCAGGGCGAGGTCTGACGCACAGACTGCAAACTCTCCGGTAAGGCTCACCCGGACGTGCGAACCTCGGACTCTGCGCCCGGCTGGCAACCGGGAGGGGACACCGACACTGTCGAAACGCCGACCCGCCCGTTCTTTCCGGGCACCACGGTCGGCGTCGCCCGGGGGCACGTGCTCTCCCCGGGCCTGAAGATGACAGAGCACAAACAGAGGAGGTCACCATGACCACCACCACCACCCCGACCACGTTCACGGTCACCGACCGACGGCGGAACGCCCTCGGCTGCCGGAATCGGACCCTCCAGTTCCCCGACCACTCCAACGTGGCCGTCGTGGACTGGTCCGAGAACGCCCTCCGGGGCCCGTTCGGGGCCGTGTACATCCACCCGGCCTCGGACGCCGACCTCGATGCGCAGCGCTTCCCGGCGTCCCCGGGCAAGCACCGGGAGTTCGTCACGCTCAACTTGGGCGACGACTACGACATCACCGTCTACTGCTCGCCCGAGCAGGCCCGGGCGCTGGCCGACAGCATCCTCCGGGCGCTGCGGCCCGAGGAGTACGACGCCGTCTGACCCACACCCCCCGAGCCAGCCCGCTGGCCTCCGAGGCTCACGACCTCGGCGGGGACGATGGTCGCCACCGGGGCGGCCACAGACAGGGAGGAGGCTCTCGTGGAGAGCACCACCAACATCCGGCCCACCAAGGGCTGGCGTGCCGACCACCTCGCTTGGGATCGCATCGACCGCTCGTACAAGGGCCGGTGGGAGTACGAGCCGGGCTGCGAGTGCGCCAAGTGCGAGAACTTCTGGAACAGCCTCGCTGCCTGTGTGGGCGACTTCCCCATCTAACCAACCACCCCCTGAGCGGGACCGCCCGCCTCCCCGGCTCACGACCGGGGCAGGGACGATCCTCGGCACCAGCCGAGGACAGACAGAGAGAGGAGGTCGCCATGAGCGACATCTTCGACGGGGTCACCCTTCACCGGGAGCCCCGACCGGCGGACGAGCCGGTGCGGCCCATGGCCTGCCCCGACCTCGCCCTGCCGTTCCTGCCGCATCAGCGGTCGGGCATCCAGCAGGCTCTGGACTTCCGCCGGGCGATCCTCGGATGGGAGATGGGCCTCGGCAAGACCGCCGCTGGGTGCGCCGTCACCGAGGCGGCCCTCGTGGACGGCCTGCGTCCCGTGCTCTGGGTCGTGCCGCCGCACCTGCGGACGAACACCCTGCGGGAACTGCGGCGGTTCCTCCCCGAGCGCTCCGTGGCGCTGCTGACGGGCCTGACTCCGACGGACCTCCCCGAGGCCGACGTGCTGGTCTGCGGCGACTCCACGGTCTCGGCGTGGGCCGACGACCTGACCGGCCACGTGCAGGCGCTCGTCGTGGACGAGGCCCACCGGCTCAAGAACGGAAGGTCCCGACGTAGCAGCGGCGTTCGCCAGATCGCCGCCTCGCTGCCCGAGGAGGCCCCGAGCCTCCTCATGTCGGGCACGCCGATCCTGAACCACCCCGCCGAACTGGTGAGCCTCTTGATGATCCTCGGGAGGATCGGCCAATGGGGCGGGCCCAAGAACATGCTCAACAGGTACTGCCCGGTGACCAACCGCTGGGGCGGTCGTGGCATCGACTGGGACCTCCTGCCCGAGTTGCACGAGCGGCTCACGACCAAGGCCCCGACGGCCTGCATGGTCAGGCTCCGCTCGGCCGACGTGCTGGAGGACCTGCCCGAGCGAGCGACCATCTCGGTGGCGCTGGACATGGACGCCAAGACCGAGCGGCTCTACCGGGCCGCCGAGGCCGACCTCATCCAGTTCCTCGCTGAGCACCGTGGCTACGGGCGTCAGCGGCTCGCCGGGGTGGCCCGGGCCGAGGCCCTCGTCAAGTTGACGACGATGCGTGGTCTGGCCGGTGAGTCCATCGTGGCCTCGGCCACCGACTACGTGGTCGGCCTGACCGAGACCCGGATGGAGGGCGAGCCTCCCGAGAAGGTGATCGTCTTCACCGAGCACCGTGCGCCCGCCGAGGGTCTCCACGAGGCCCTGAGCGAGCGCCTTGGCGAGGCCGCCGTCGTGAAGGTCGTCGGGGGCATGACCGCCGAGGCCAAGCAGGCGTCGGTGGACCGGCTCCAGACCGAGGACGAGTGCCTCGTGCTGGTGGCGAACTCTCAGGCCGGGGGCACCGGCCTCAACATGCAGGCCGCCCGTCACGTGGTTGCCGCAGAGGTCGGGTACACCCCGGCTGGGCTCCAGCAATCCATCGCCAGAGCGTGGCGCCACGGACAGACGAGGGACGTGCTCGCCCACGTCATCCTCCCGACCATGTCCACGGGAGGCGAGACGGTCACCGAGAGGGTCTGGGCCCTTCTGGAGGCCAAGGCCGATGCGGTCGGCCAGACCATCGACGGGGAGGGCGACCACTCCCTCCTCTCGGACGACGACATCGCCTCGGCGGTGCTGGCGTCCTACTGACCCAGACCCCCAGCCCGCAGGCTCGGCCTGCCGCCGGTTCACGACCGAGGCTGGGACGATCCTCCGCACCAGCGGGGGGCCGACAGAGAGGAGGTCGCCATGAGCGACACCAACACCACCGACCCGGACACCAAGACCCTCGTGGTCGGCCCGTGGGCCGACGCCCCCATCGGCGGCGCCTGGAACGTCCACGACATCGGGATCAAGGGCTCCGTGACCGACACCGAGGTCCGCACGATGGTGGACCCCCGGGGCATGGACTCCACGCAGGTCGTCGTCTGGCTGAACTACGACGAGTGCCTGCTGATCGACACGTGGGTCGGACGGGACACCGGATGCCTCAGCATCGGAGCCCTCGGCCAGACCGAGGACATGCAGGTCTGGGGCGGCCCTGAGCACCTGCGCCAGATCGGCGTGGCGCTCATCGGGCTTGCTGCCCGGGTGGACGCCGCCAAGGGCTGACCAGCCCGACACCCCCTGAGCCAGCACGGCTGGCCGCCCGGAGCGAGCCCGGGCAGGGGACGATCCCCGGCTCCCGCCGGGGACTGATCCATGAGGAGACAGTCATGGAGACCAACAGCCCCGAGACGGAGATGGGCACCGTCACCAACCTGCTGCGGACGCTGGCCGAGGCGCTGGCCCCGTACATCACCACCAGCACCAACGACGAGGTCGACTTCAACGACCAGATGGTCGACTGGTGCAGCAACGAGGGCGTGATCACCGAGAGCACGTTCGACCCGTCGGACTACGACCTCCTGACCGAGGGCACGTTCGACCCGTCCGACTACGGACTCGTCACGGATGACAAGTTCGACCACAAGGTCGAACAGGCCATCGACGAGATGTTCACCAACAACAGCATCGTCATTGACGACCTCGTCACCCGTGACGACATCGGTGACATCGTCAGCGTCGAGGTCAGCGAGGCCGTCAACGAGGCCGTCGTCGGGGAGGTCACCGGACTCCTCGGCAGCGAGGCGTTCCGGGTCGCCGTGGGCGAGGCCCTCGCCCACATCCTCACCAACTGGGGGGCCGTGCGGGACTGACCCCGCCGACCTGGAGTCGGTGATATCAGAGAGAGAGAGGAGGTGATGCCAGCCAACCACTGGCCCCCTGAACGGTTCGCCGCTGTCTCGGTTGCGTCAGCAGCGGCGCTCGGGTTCGAATCCCGAGCAGGGGACGACGGGCCGCACCAGCGGTCCGCAGAAACAGAGAGGAGGTCCCGGCATGGCCGGAACCGATCTCATCAGTGAGAAGCAGGTCGCTCTCATCCGGCGCTTGGCGCTGGAGCGGACGACCGCCCTCGCCCTTCTGGGCGACGACCCCGCACAGGCGGTGGCCGAGTGGATGGAGGCCAACGAGGTCGCCCGCTTGGACCGCCGGTCTGCGAGCAGGGTCATCGACCGCCTCAAGGCGGTCGGAGTCAGCGACACCCCGCCGCCGCCCTCGGGCTGGGCCGGGCCCGCCGACATGGACTGGATCGGCCCCAGCCGGTGCCGGGCCAAGTGCGCCAAGTGCGGCCAGTGGGCCGACACGGGCACGGCCCTCTCGGGCGTCAAGGGCGGCCAGTGGACGACCCTCCACCGGCCCGACGACCCGGCCTGCCGTGCGCCCGAGCCGACCGGCATCGACCTGTCGGCGCTGGAGCCCTTCCTGAGCGAGACCGGTCAGGGGAACCTGACCGCCCGCTTCGCCCACCCGGACCACGCCGAGGGCCCGGTGGACGGCCTGACCCGTTGCAAGGTCAGGGTCGTCCTCTCCTCCTCGGGGTGGTTCAGCGTCTACGACGCCGCCGTGTACGGGGCCGGGGCCCGGTACGGGGGGCAGCGGCCCGGGAGCGGCGACTACGCCGGGGTCGTTCAGGTCGCCGATCACGACCGTCGCACCCTCGGTGGCGAAGCGGACGACCACCTCTACGTCGGCAACGTGGCCGACCTCCTGCGGGAGATCGTGGCCCGGCCCGCCGACGCTATGAGGGCCTTCGGCCACCTGACCGGGCGGTGCAGTGCCTGCTACCGGGTACTGGAGCAGGCCGAGAGCATCGCCGCCGGGATCGGGCCTGTCTGCGCCGAGAGGCTGGGCCTCTGATGACCGCCGTGGCCGAGAACACGCAGGGCGTCTGGCTGGAGCACCGTGGAGGGCAGTTGTTCCCGCACCTCACGAAGGTGGACATGCTGTGGTCGTTCGACCCGGCCCAGACCACGACCGTTGATGAGTACGTCGGCGGGGGAGCGTGGCTGTGCGTCTTCAACGACGAGTGGTGGGTGAAGTGCGACTGCGGAACCACCTACCTCAGCCACGGGCGCTCCTGCGGCCAGCAGGTGTCCCACGATTGAACTACCCCCCTCGCTCTGCCTCGGGCAGCGCCGGTTCACGACCGGGCGGGGGACGATCACCGGCACCGGCCGGTGGCAGACAGAGAGAGAGATGGAGATGGAGAACTATCCCGTCCACCGCATCGTGGCCTTCGGCTGCGCCGAGTGTGGCGACACGTTCCACCAGCCCGACGACTCGGAGAACCGCCTCTGCCTGAACTGTGAGGAGGAGGACTGATGGACGCCTACGACAGGCACCACGCCCCCAACACGGTCAGGAAGGGCTGGCGTCGCACCCGGTCCCGCCGAACGGACCGGCTCCCTAGGTTCCCTCACGGCAAAGCGCCGGACGGGTGGTGGTGGTTCCGACCCTCGGAGACCGACAGCGTCCTGTTCGACACCCCCGAGGACTGCCTCTTCGATCAAGACACCGACGACGAGACTCCCGGGCACCGGGGGACCAAGCCCGAGCCCGAGGTCACCGGCACCGCCATCCGTTCTCGTGTGGGGACCCCGGCGGGCCCACGCCTCGGGCCCGGACGGCGCGAGATGCGTGAGGTGCTCTGGAGGCGCAGGCGCAGCCAGCAGCCCTCCTGACCAAGAGACCCCTGACCCGGACCGCCGGGCGTCGGCCTTCGTGAGGCCGCAGGGGACGATCCCGGCGCAGGCCGGGACAGACAGAGAGAGACAGACAGATGTGCAATCTGATGAGAGACGGCTGGCCCACCTATCTGGTGACGACCTGCTGCTACGAGGGTGGCAAGGCCACCCACCGGGAGTTCATCCCGCACAGCCCCGCCCGGTTCGTGGCCCTGTGCCGTCGGCACGCCCGGCAGCGGCGGGCGCTGGGCCACGAGGTCGTGGCCTACACGACCCTCGCCCGCAGGGCGCTGGCCGCCGAGCACAAGGCGTGGATGGCCGGGTGCCGAGTGGAGGGTGCCTTCCGAGGCGACTCGGAGTGGACCATGATGCGGAACTGGTCCGAGGCGCAGATCGAGCGCCACTACCAGCGGGCGTACGCCCGTGCGCTCGGCCTCGTCGTCCGTGAGTACGACCGGGCCGACGGCCTGATGAGTTGGAGGCTCACGGGCACCGGCACCTCGGTGGGCCCGGAGGAGACGACGCTGCCGCAGTTGTGGTTCTGGGAGATCGCCCAGTCCTACGGCATCGACCAGTTGCCGTGGCACCTGACCGGGAACGCCGACTACGCCTGACCACGAGACCCCTGACCAGCAGGCACCCGGGTGCGAGCCCCGGGCAGGGACGACGGCCACCGCCCGGTGGCCGCAGACAGAGAGGAGGCTCTCATGGAGAGCACCCACGTCGTGGAGTACCGGTCCCGTGAGGTCTACGGGCGAACGCTCCACTACCCGGTCAGCACCGCCGCCTTGGTGCTGGCCGACCTCATCCGGGCCAAGACCCTGAACGAGCGAGCCCTGCGGGCCGCCCGCCACCTCGGTCTTGAGGTCAGGGAGGTCAAGTGATGGCCGAGGTCACGAGCACCCCGGACGGGACGACCGTCATCGTGCTGGACGAGGCCGAGGCCGAGTCCCTCGTCACCGTCCTGAACGACCGGGTCGTCTGGTTTCCTGCCCGGGGGGCCGATCAGCAGGAGTGGATCGAGATGGCCCGCCTCCTGTCGAACCTCCACGGCCTCTTCGACGCCCTCGGCGTGGAGGTCGTGACCTGACACCCACAGACGTAGCCCCCATCGCCCCAGCGGCGGTGGGGGCTGTCGTCGTTTTGGGGTCTGGAGCCTGCCCACGGAGAGTGGCCGAATCCGCTCAGAATCTCACACCGTTGTGGTGAGTGCTGGCAGGGCTCAGGGACCACGATCCCCTGAGACGGCCACAGGGGCCCCCTGAGGGCCACAGGGGGCCGGTCTGGGCCCGGGTACCGGACAGGGGCCCGAGGCCCTCAGGAAGGCTGTGCGGCGCTCTCAGGGGATCGGAACAGAAGTAATGACAGGGGACTGTAATAGCACGAGATGGAACGAAAGGGAACAGGATGACACAGGATGCACGCCCTCCCCCGGGGGGCCGAGGAGGGCGAATCCTCTCAGACGGCCACACAGCCCGTCTGACGGCCTCCACCCCCGTTCTGGGGGTAACCCCCCGGAGCACCCCCCGGAGGCCGCCAGAGAGGCTCTGTGGCGGTCTCAGGGGGTTCTGGGCCCACGGGGGCAGGCCCCGGGGCCGCTGCCGACGGCCAATCGAACATACGTTCGCCCCGAACATACGTTCGATGATCGAACACCTGTTCGCCCCGAACACCTGTTCGCCCCTCCCGCGCACGCGGGCGCAGGCGCACGTGCGCGCACGCAGGAGCGTGCGGGTGCAGGCGCGCAGGGCGTGCGTACACGTATAAAGCGCCCCATAAAGCGGCTTGCTTCACGGGGCGCCTCATACGGACGTATGGCAGATGAGAGTACTCCTACTTGCGGGTCACCCTCACCTGACGGTACGTGGCGGTCCGGCTCACGGCCTCAGCGACCGACCCGTCGATGGTCCCCGACATGACCGCCGCACGGAACAGGTCAAGGTCCACCTTTCGGACACGGATTTCCGAGACGGATTCTGGAGCGAGATTCTCCAGAGCGTCATAGTCAACGCTCAGGCGCTCGCCGTTCACGAGGGTGACCGTGGCCTTGCCCGAGGTCGTCACGACCTTGTCCACGTCGGCCTCGTCCATGGCGGCGATCATCTTCTCCTTGGCCTGCTTGAGGTTGGCCTCGGCGGTCTTGGCGGCACGGTCCAGCCGGGCCACCTCGGCAGCGAGGTCGTGGAGGCTCACGGGGTCACCCCGGCCTCGGCGGCACGCCGCACGAAGGAGTTGATCCTACGGAAGTCCTCCAGCCGGAGGATGACCTCGCACTCGGGGTGGGAGTAGCGCACCGAGGGGTACGGCGGCATCCCGCCCAGCAGCGCCTTCGTGGTGTCGGAGAGGTTGTCGATCTCCTCCTTCAGGGCCTCACGGGCGGACGTAAGGGTCAGACGGCGGGCCTCAACCTGCTCAAGGCGCTCACGCTCACGCTCGGCGTCGTCGGCCCTGAGTTGCATCAGACCAGCGAGGTCGGTGACGGTCTGCTCGCCGTTCCTCACGGTCTGGACCGTGCGGAGGTAGTAGTGACGAACTTGGTTCTCGCTGACCTTGTAGACCTGCTCGTCCCAGTTCCAGCGGACGGGCAGGGCCCGGATGCCGTTCTTCGCCCCGCCGTAGCCCAAGCGCACAGCGGAGATGTCGTCGGTCGTCAGGAGGTACTCCTCCCTCCTCCAGTTGCCGGAGACCATCTGGTAGATGGTGTTCGGCTGGATGTCTTTGTGCTTCATCGTTATTCGTTTCCTTTGTTGTTGGTGTTGTGCCAGTCCCAGTGCTCCTCCAAGAAGGTCCACACGTGGGGCCGGATGTGCTGATGATAGAACGGATCACGCCGAGTTCCACGCACGATCTCAGCGAGATCGGGTCGGCGCTCCAGCAGCATGTTGAACAGGGTCTGGCCCGGTCGCCAGCCGTACCTGTCGTTGTCGATGCCGATGCGCTGGTGGTAGTCGGTCACGAAGTCACCGAAGGTGTCCATCAGGCCCCCTCCACCATCTGGAACCCGGTCAGGATGTAGATGTCCCGCCACTGGGCCCCGCAGTCAAGACACGTGATCTCCTGCCAGACCTGCAACGGGTCGCCACCGCCGCCGCCCTCCAGATCAGGCGTCGCACTGATGCGGCCGCTGTCGCACTTCGGGCAGTGCTCCGGGTGCTTGACGTACTTCTCTTGCTCTCGCTGGGCGGCCCATCGCTGGACCGCATCGTCGTCGTACTTCATCGTTTGTAGTTCTCCTGCTTGGTCATGTCGTGGTCGCAGACGCAGCACTGCCCCTCGGTGCGTCGGAGCATGTTCCGACCGATGTACCAGCCGCATTCCTCGCAGCGGACCATCCCTCGGAGCCGGGTCTTGGGCTTCTCTTCGTTGTCAGTACTCATAGGTAGGGTGAGCAGTTTATCGTCGTGCTCAGGACGGATGCGACAGAGGCCACGACTCTGGGACCTCTCCCAGTTGTGTTGTGTGGTACCCGAGGGCACCGGGAAGGCCCGGGGTGGGGGAGCCCCGGGCCAACCCGCTGCTATCAGGCGGCGACGATGTCCGTCAGGAGCGACATGACCATCTCGTCGTTCTTCTGGGTCTTGCCGTTGAGGGCGTTGAGCATGTTCCGCTCGGCCCGGCTCTTGTCGGTGCCGACGTAGTGGTGGTTGAAGGTGTTGATGGCCTGCAACACGCCGAGGGCGGTGCCCTTCCACGGGACCACCCGCTCGTCCTCCAGCCAGAGGGTGTTGAGCCGGGACTGCTTGTTCTTGGCCCGGGTCACCCCGGCGTCGTTGGAGGTCTCCAGCGAGGGCACCGGGTAGATGGTCTTGACGAGCCGGGTGTACTGGGCGTCGCTGACCTTGATGTTCGACAAGCGCTCAATCTCTTCTATGACATCACCCCCGGCGACGTGGACGATGTCCAGAGCCTCACGGGCGGTCTGGAGGCGGAAGCCCGAGTGCTTGCTGTGGCGGGCCTTGAACATCTGGCCCTTCCCCGACAGGCCCCACTGGAGCGTGTTGTCGCAGACGACGGCGGTGGCCGTCTGCTTGAACGTGGTCGCCAGCGTGCCGTTGTGGCTCGTGGTGGCGAGCAACTGGGGCCGCACGTCGAACCCCTGAGGGGTCTGGATGCTCTCGGGCATCTCGATGGACACCCACGCCACGCCACCGTTCTGGAGGAGCCCGGCGCTGGCGATGGCGATGTCGTCGTCATCGACCAAGTTCGCCACCGTCTCCAGCAGCCACTCGTCGTACTGGTGGATGCGGTAGCCGGACTTGAACACCTTGAACACCTCGTTGGTGTCGTCACGGCCGATGGCCTGCCAGTCGTCCAGCGTGACGTGCTTGACCGGGAGGCCGGTCTCGTCGTCCAGCCCGTCGATGTTCGGGTCCTCCACCGTGGTCTCCACGGTGATGGTCACGGGGTAGGAGCGGGCGCTCCAGTGGAACAGGCGCCGCTCCACGTCATCGACGGGGATGGCACCGTTGTAGTGGTTGGGCTCGTCGCCCTGCTCGGACAGGCGGTAGTGCCACGCCGTGCCCCTCTTCTCGGTGAAGCCGACCAGCACGTTGCGGTTCAGCCATTCCATGGTCTCTCGGCTCATTCGTTCGTCTCCTTGTAGGTAGCCGATGTTCTGACAGTGAATGTTTTACCACCGTGGGTTCGGCGGCGCAACCCCCAACTTCAGATTTCTTCTCGGGGCCTAGAACGGCCCGTCCGGGCCACGCTCCACGACCGTCCGGTTCAGGGAGACCCAGCCCCCGTCCACGGCCATCTCCCAGCCCCCGATGTCGATGGACCCCTGATCCACGAAGAAGCCCACCAGTTCCATGGCTCGCAGGATCGCCTCGTCATGGAAGGGCCGGGGCGAGGTCTCGTGCTCCTCCCACTCCCGGTGCAGTTCCTCCTCCCGTCCGAGGTCCACGCTCAGCGTGAGCGTGAGGGTCATCGGGTCGGCGTGCGTGTGTATGGTATTCGGCATGTGTCTAGTGCTCCTTTAAGCGCCTCTGAATGTACGTGTGATGTTTGTTCTCTGTTTAGGGTCGGCCGGGGGGTCCCTGTCCGACGGGGTTCAGGAGGCCCGGCGGTACTTGCGCTTGGACTGGACCTTCCGGGGAGGGGGCGTGTCCGTGCGGGGGAAGGTGCGACTCTGGCCCGCCTTGCCCTTGACTCCCCTAGGGTCCTCGCCGTCGATCTTCCAGACGCTTTTGTAGCCGAACGGCGTGCGGTAGGTGTCGGCGGCCTCGTTGGTGGCGACCATCATCGTGGTGGTAACCACAGCACCGCCCCAGTACAGCGAGGAGAGGTCGTCCCGCTCACAACTCATGGGGGTCCTCCGGCGGGACGGTCCCCTCGGTCTGTCCCTGATCGAAGGTGTCGGTCTCGTGGCGGGGGTGCGAGCCCGGGGCGGGACGACGGTAGGGAGTCCGGTAGTGCCCTCCGTAGTCATCGAAGTAGGGCACCCACTCGTGGCTGGAACGCTGGGTCCGATAGGGCGTGCGGAACTGGCGCTGGCGGTCGTCCTGCTGCTCAACGATCCGATTCAGCAGACCGTTGATCCTCAGGAGGGCCTCCTCAATCTTGCTGAGAGCCTCCATCGTCTCCCGGTGGTCGGCCCCGGCCGTGTACTTGTGCAGGTGCTCCTGCTCCTTGTACCTCTTCTGTCGCTCGTTGAACTCTCGTGCTTCTTCGCTTAGGGTCATGTCACGCTCCTCGCATGATGATAGGTGTATGGGGACCAGCCCAGAGGCCGACCACGTTGAAGTCAACGTGCTCTACGGCCTCCTCGTAGGTCAGGTTGTCGTTGAAGAGAAAGTGTTCGATCATCAGGTCGTAGTCGTAGACCAAGACCGGGTCCATGGAGAACTGGCCACCGAGCCCGAGGACGCAGTGGTCCAGCCCGTCGAACCGGACGGCGTCGGGGTTGAGAATACCCAACTCCTCCCAGAAGTGCTCGCTCGGCCCGTCACGCATCTGGAGCCTCCTCAGGGTCTCTCTGAATCCAGTGATAAGCCTCGACCATGTCAAGGAGTCCATCATTCCGTTCTTGGTCTTTGACATAAAGCACCCACTCGCTTCCGTACCGGGCCACGTGCCCGACCCAGTTCTTGTGTGTCACCGTGAACTCTAGCGCCGAGTCCATCAGCCTTCCAACATCGTCGTTCAGGTCCCACTCGTCAACCGTATAAACGTCAGGTAGGCTGCGGACATGGTCAAGGAAGATGTCCCGGTCCATCAGGTTCATCCAGAGGTCCTCATCTTTCATCCAGAGGTCCTCCGTCTCGGGGGGGTTGATCTCATCCATCGCCGGGCCACCTGTAGGCGTACTCACAGCACCAGCCGTCGTCGGGGTGCGGGTGGCCGCCCTTGACGAACTCAGCCACGGGCGCAATCTCCTTTGCCAGCCAGACGCAGCAGGCGTGGCAGAGCACCACCCTCAGGGGAACCTCGTCAGGGAGCGTGTCCGTGAACCCCCCGTAGTAGCCCTCCACGAAGATGTTGAGTCCGTCCACAACCTGATAGGGGCCCATGTCCAGATCGACCCGCTCTTCGCAACGATCACAGAACGAGTGTTTACTCGTGTCATAGTCCACGGACTAGACCCTTTCGCCCCAGCGGTCGTAGTCGTCCCGCCCGGCGTCGGGGTCGATGTACTCGTCCAACTCAGCGGCGATGTCGTGTCCGCACTCTCCGCACGACCCGTCGATGGTGCGGCGGTAGCGTCCCATGAGGAAGGTGGTCTCCTCGTCGCACTGCTCGCAGTACCGGTCCTCCTCCCACTCTCTGTCGTAGCCAGCGATGTGGAACTCGTTGCCGGTCACGCCCGGCGGGTAGTTGGAGGGCATGTCGTCTCCTAGTCGTGGTCGTCAGGTCTCAGAGGGGAAACCTACTACCACCAGAGGCGAGAGCGCAACCCCTAATCCCTGATTTCTTCTCCGGGCGCTCGGAACAGGTTCCTGATGCCCCGCACGGGATGGGCCCCCTGCCGAATGCGCTGTCGCAAGGGCACGTCGCTGGGCGGGCCGCCGGTCCACGTACCGGTGCTCTCCTTGTTCTCTGCGAGCCACTCCACGCCCTTGCGTGCGTACGGGAGTCCCGGGGCCACGACGGTGGTGAGCGGTACAGCGTTGACGAGAGAGATGTCCCCGGTCACGGCCCCGACCACGCCGGTCGCCGCCGTGACGGCGCTCGCCGCCTTCACACTGGCGGGGGCCTCACGGAAGGTCTGCCTCAGGTTGTCCTTGGCGGCAGGAATGATCTCCTCTTCGGAGAACTCTCGTAAGGAAGCGAGCAACGGGAGGGGCCTCTCCTCGGGCGAGAAGTCCGACCACTGAGCGCTCCCCAGATGGCGGTGCTTACCTCTCCTCACGACCGTTCTCCTTAGCATGGCGCTCGTCCCAGTACTCGCCCCACGAGTGGTACCCCTCGGGGATGTCGTCCCTCACCGAACGACTAGCGCTCCGCTCAGCCTTACGTGGCTGCACGGACTCGGGCTGGGCGGAGGGACGAAAGAACCAACGGGGCACAAAGCGGGACGGCATGTTCAGGAGGTCCTGTTCCCGAGGTCCCGCCAGAACCGTTCGTGCTTTTCGATGTCCTCGTCGGAGACATCCTTAAAGGAGACACTTTGAGAATCCCTCCAGTTGTCTTCCGGGGGAACAACAGGTTCGTCACGGGCGAAGTATGCGTCAGGGTCAAGTTCAGCCTCAAACATCTCACGCCGGGCCTCGTACTCGTCGCTGTCGATGTCGAATCCGAACTCTGCGCGCTCGGCCTCGCCGTGGCCTTGGCAGTAGTCGATGACCTCACCGCAGTACCCGCACCGACTCATACTTTCCCCCAACTCCGGGGGCTCTTGCTGCTCCCTGTAGGGATTCATTATGCGGTCCCAGACAGCGTTCTGTACGGGGTCGTCAACCACGGTGAACGGGGACGGTGGGCGGTCATCTTCTGGCTCGTCTACCGCCTCCGGCACGTGCCGCTCCAACTCCTCGTCGGAGGTCGCATCAAGATTGGCAAACGCATCGTCCATGGCGGACTGCCATAGATTCTGAAACTGTGGACCATCTGGTTCTGGCATTCGTCTAGTTTACCATCATCCCCAGCAGTGTTCGGACGGGTACCAGTGGCCTTTACCTTGCGGCGTTTGGTAAAGGAGATACGCCGCCACCTCCACGTTGGCGACCGGGTCCATGATGTCGGCCCCGGGGATTCCCGCCGCCTCGGTGCGATACTCCCAGAACTTGGGGAGGTGCTGGAACCAGCCCGACGCTCCCGACCGCTTGTGTACCGCTTTCGATACCACGTCCTCGGGCTGTGCGGAAGACTCACAGAAAGCCACTTTAAGCGCCCACGCCCAGTCCTCCATCTCGAAGTTCTGTCCGATCAGTTCCGCCAGTGTAGGCGGCTCGGGAGGGAGCGTCGTGGTGGTCGTGGGAGGGACCGTGGAGGTCGTGGTGGTAGGCACAGGCCGGTGGAAGACCACCGTCAGCACCGGGGGGTCCTCAGGGACGACCGAGGGGACCTTCTGAGAGCGCGGGTTCCTGTTCAGGTTCTCAGAGAAGGCACTTGGTTCCTCGGTCGCCCCTTGGTGGAGGTGCGGGGAATCGAACCCCGGTCCGCTGATGCTCCGCATGCGGCTTTCACCAGCGTCGATACCAAACTCACCCCCGCACGAAGCGAAGACTAGCAGGCTAGACAGGACAATACCAATAGAGCGCATAGGAGAGAGCAGGTGTCGGGGTCAAGACGTGATGTCGTACAGGAGCCTGCTCGGATCACCATACACCGGAACGGTCTGGTCAGGCAACAGGTCCGGGTCAATCGGTTCCTCAGCCATCTGATCATCGTGCGCTGCAAAGCATACCGGGCACCTGCAACCACGCCTGAAGTCAATCCACGAGCCGTGCGTCGTGGAGGGCTTCTTACGCTCCTTGGGGGTCAGGCCGCCCCACATGCCCCAGCGTTCGCCCTGCCCGTACTCTAGACAGTCCTCCCAGACCGGACAGGTGGAGCACATGACCCGTCCCATCTCGTACCAAGCGTTGGGGTCCTTGGACTCCATCGGCGGGTACCACAGGAAGTGCGCCCGACCACGACAGGGGGCCTTACCGTTCCATTCTGGGGTCCCGGGCATACCTACTGCTCTTCAGCGCATTCAACGCACAGGCCGTCCCACGACAGATCGGTGAGGGGAGTGTACTCCTCACAGTAGTAGCAGTAATCTCCCTCCACGCCAAAGGCGTCGAAGAGGATGGGGTCGTCCTCGTCATTCTCGAAGTACTCCCGAACGGTCATCTGTCAAGCACCGTCCCGTCTATGATGTCCCCGTACAACTGGTCTGTCTCCTCGGCGTCCAGACCACCGCCCGGCAGTTGGCGAGCGGTCTCTCCAGCCTTGGACCCGAAGAGACGGGACAGGACCCCGCTGCTGCCCCGGGACTCCATGGAGATGGAGAGCACCTCACGGGACTCGTTCACGGTCTTCATCTTGTCGATGAGCGTGAAGAGACGGTCCATCTCGGCCGAGAGTGCCGGGTCCAGACCCTGCCCCTCCAACTCCTCAGCGAACCGGCCGAACAGGACACGGCTCGCCTGCATCTCCAGCATGACCCGCATGACGGCGTTCAACTGGTCCTTGGTCCTTATCTCCACGGGCAACTTGAAGCCACATTCTGAATGTTCCTTGAATGCAGGACATCGGGAGGCCAGATAACAATTATTGCATTGTCTTAGGAGGCCCCCGGTACTGGCCACAGTGGTGACCTCTGTAGGGCCCAGTTCTAGGTGTTCCCCCTGCTCAGAGGTGGTTTGCTCCCCTATGGAGGTGACCGTTTCCAGACCCAGACCCGGTAGCAATACCTTCTCGTCTTCGTGCCGCTCTAGAACGGTACCGATAACAATATCAGGGAGGTTGGAAGACCCTGAACCCCCGTCGTGCTCATCGGGGGGTATAGCAATCATTTGATCGCTACTAGGCCCAAACTCATCCTCACCCGATGAGGTCCCCGAGGGGTCATAGGCCCCGGCCCACGCCAACCACGAACGGATGGCGAGCAGGCCCAGAGACGACACTGAATCGTCTATTACCTCGTCGTAGTCCACTCCCAGACGGACGATGTCGGCCCGGTGCTTCTTACGGGCCGACTCCTTCTGCTGGGCTGGGTACCGACGGAGGCCATGGCCGTCCCAGACCTGAGTCTCGCCGTAGCGGATGACCGAGGTCCACGAGCCCACTACCACAGCGTCCCACGGGCCTGCCTCGATGGAGTCCACCTTCGACGTGAGGGCCGTCATGTGGCACCCCCAGCGCTGCTTGAGTTGGTTGATGCGCGGGAGTGTCTTGCTGTTGATTGCACGATCACTGATGGCCACACGACCGTACTTCTCGCAGAGCCAAGCGAGCCTCTCCATGTCCTCCTTGTCGTTCCAGACAGGAGAATACTTCTGGCCCAGCCATGCCCCGTCGTAGTCAGGGGGGCCGATGACGACTGCAATGTCGTCTAGGTGCTGGCGCACGAAGGCATCGAAGCGGTCAATGTCCTCGTCTGCCTCTGAGGCGTAGACCAGAACGTCACCCCCGCCGAACTTCTCTTGGAGGTCCAGAGCCTTGCGCTTGGGGATGGGGAACTGTGTGAGGTTGACAGCGAACGAGGTGACCCCGGCGGACAGAAGGATAGAACGGTACGTTCCCTTCTCCGCCCCACCGAAGTAGACCTTCACTCCCGCTCACCCCAGTTCGCCTCGGCACGCATGATCTTCTGCCGGTCGATCTCCTCCACGAGGGAGTCCCACGGTTTCTTCTTGTCTGGCCGGTCGTCCCTCCACTCGGACCGTGGCACGGCCGGAGTGACCGTGATGAGGGTAGGGAGTCCGTCCTCCAGAGCCAACTGTGCGCTGTAGGGGTCCACGTCCACGAACCAGTGGACGCTCCCGAAGGCGTTCCTCAACTGCGTGGCACGGAGCACCTTGGACCGAGGGCTGTTGTCGGAGGCGTAGTCGATCATGCTGGGCTTGAAGTTGCCCGCTTTAAGCCAGTGTTCAAGATGGTCCCTGTCGTCCCTTGCATCCGCAATGAGGATGATACTTCCATTGTACTGTTGGAACAGGAGGTTCCAGAGGCGCCGTCCCTCAATGCTCGGGAGCCTCTCGCCCACCGTATCCCCGGGGTGGGCCAGAGTGTCCATCGTGATGAGGATCATGGGATCAGCCCCGTGGGGTCCAGAGTTTCTTGCCGTTTGTCCTGCTGGTCGGCTTGATCCTGTCCACAGTGTCGTGCTTCGTGGAATACAGTCCCTTGTCCTTGCGGATGTGGTACTGGTAGTGCTCCTGAACCGGGCAGAACATGCAGAGGTACATGCGCTTGCTCTTCGGCACGCCAACCTTGCGCCCGATGGTCTTGGAGTCGTCGCAGTAATCGACACAGTCGGCCTTGGGGCGGCCGTGCTTGGAGAAGCACTTGAGAGCGTCCTCCTTGAGATCGTTGCGAATCTCCCGCACCTCGATCTCGTTCTTCAGGAGTTCCTGTTTGACCTCTGTCTCCATGTCCAACTTGGAGGCGGTCTCTTCGTCGCACCGGAAGATCATAGAAGTGTGGGACTCGGGACGGTGGTCCGCAGACTGCGACAGGTGCCGGTCGATAACGTCCAAGAGTTCCATGTCGTACTCCGGGGGACCGTCGTAATCCCGCATGTTGTAGAGTACGCCGCAGGGCTTACACACCAGAAGGCGTGGCATAGGTTGTGCTCCAGAAGTTGTAGACGAGTGTTGTTTCTATTTGGGGGGTTCGACAGGCTCGGAAAGAACCTTCACGGGGAACCCTCCCGTGTCCAGACCATAGTGCCACGGAAGTTCCCGCGCCCGGCGGGTGATGTTGGTGAAGTCCACCTCACCTCCCCGGTCAGGGGACAGCCACTTGTACTTGCCGTCGTTCTTACCCTGCGACATGTCTTGGTTCATTGAGCGGGATTCGTTAACTGCCATGGCTATATCCTATCAGATACGGAGTAGTGAGTGGTGGATTACCTAAACCTAGAGTGCGCTCGGGAAGCGGGCTGATGAGCGTAGGCTCCCCACATGCCCTTCACCGCAGCGTCGAAGTACCCGGACTCGTCGTCCCCGGACTCGTCGCGGAGCGAAGACGCGACGCCCTTCATGGCCCAAAGTGCATCAGTAGCGGGCATGTAGGCCCCACTCTTCACGCCCTTACCTAAGTCAACTAGTTCTCTAGTCTCCGACCGCTTAGCGCGGTCACGCTCATTGCGAGCGTCCATCTTCGCTCGGGTATCGGCCGTCCATCTGGGAAGCGACAGTGTGGGCCTGCTGGCGGTCCGTGTAGCGGTACCGCCCATGGACTCCGTAGCAGGGGCTGGGAGGGCACGCATTGGAGCGATGGCGGGGCGAGACCCGATGCGCGTGGACGACTGGCTACCCCCACGGTCAGTATCCCACCACTCAACGTCGATTATGTCATCGTCATCGTCAACGCCACCTCCGAAGAAGCCTCCGAAACTAAATCCGTCATCAGGGGGGGTTCCGTTATCAGGGGGGGTTCCGCCATCGGGAGGAGTCTGGCCACCGTTGGACTGCCCGTTACCCTTACGCAGTTGCTTCAGCGCCTCCGGACCCGTCCGTGATTTGTCACGGAGGCCCTCTGCCTCTCCATGGGGTAGTGCTTTGATAGCCTCAACAATGCGGTCGGTGTCGCTCTTGGCCTGACCAATGCGGATACCGATGGGGCTGTACGCCCATGCCCGCCCAGCGTCAGAGCCGGTGCGGTCTGCTCCGATACCCGCCGATCCACCGGAGCCAGCGCCGTATACGTTTCTCTGGGCACCACCACCACCACTGCCGTACTCTGCGGGGTGCAGGCCGGTATAGAACGACTGGCCCTGTGCGGCCACGTTCTCGGGGTTTACATAACGTGCTGCCATGCCTCTATTCTACCACTCTCCTACCAAGCCAGCAGGGCACCGGTTACGCCCACAGTGGCGACATCGAGTACCGCCCCGAGCCGGAGAACGTGTCGTCCACGAGTGAACCGTTGTGAAGCATCACGGGAGCGCCCGAAACCCACGAGCGGTACGACGGTACTGCTCGTGACGTGTTCAGAACGCTCATAATGTTGTGCTCGTGCTTCACGTATCCCCGGTAGTCGGGCATCAACTCCATAGGAACCACGGGCCTAGTAGCGCGAATCGTCTCGGGATCTGAGATGGCCGCCTCAAGGGCCTGATCCACGAGGAACTCCTGCCTCGTCTGCCACGGCCTCTTGTTCTGCCGGTACTGCTGGATAGGGAAGGACTGGGCGATGGGGCTCCCGCCCCGCTCCGTCTTCTCTGCCATGGTGGCCTACCCGAACGGCAGGCGCGGTGAGAACAGGGGGTCCAGCACCGAAGGACTTCCCAGAGTATCCCCGGGGGTCTCCTCCATCAGCAGGCGCCACTGTTCCTGTTCAACCGACTCCCTGACCGTGAAGGTGTGGTCGGGCGGAGCCTGTGTGGGGACCGGGGCGTCACGGTCCAAAGGACGGCCACCGACAAACCTGCTGTCACCGTTTAACCGACGGTTCTCGTGGGACGTGCGCCCTCCGTATACCTCCTGAGCCTGTCCCTTGTGATGGGACATGCAGTTACCACGGTCATGCTCACACGAATGCCCGTTCCCCTCACCGCTGTTCACTGGGGGGGACTCCGGTGCCTACTGGACTCGTAACCTCGTGCAACGGGACCAACATTGGGGCCGGATAGGGCAGCGAACTCAATGTCACTACGCTCCTCGGAGGACTCCTGAACCGCCAAGCGCTCCCAGTACAGGTACGTCCGTACCCGAGCCTGTGTGACCGGATCGACATCCCAGAGAGTGGCCCGTCCCTCACGGGAGGCTTCCGTCTTGGTGCGGTCGTCGTTGTGCTGGTTGCGGTGGTTAATCATCGGTACAATGGCATCAGGTGCCTTAGTCGGGACTGCCTCTCGGGATTGACCGGTATCTTCTCTGCCCCCGGCTGTGCTCTGGTCATGGATTCCTTGGCACTAATCTTACCATCATTGGTGAGGCGCTGTGGCTCCATCCCGGGCGGGGCGTACTTCAGTCCGGCGTCCATCATCTGCAATCCGGTGAACTTGTTGAACTCATCAGGCCAGATGTAGTCGGTGGGGTTGATACGCTCGCCCTTGTGAACGCCCCGGCTGTACTGCCGGAGGTTCATTCGTTCAATGTGGCCCAGAATCTTGTCGGCCCGTCGGTTCCCCTCCATGGGGCCGAGGTAGCCATCGGGGAACTGCGTCTCCACGCCCGTGCGGTACCCGGACAGGAGGTAGTCCTTAGTACTCCTGAAGTTGGGGGCTGGTCCTAGGGCAGCAGTGGTCGCAGCCCCCGGTGGTTCAGAGGGGCTGTTCCAGTTAGCGAAGACCGCTGCGTTGGGTGTGGTTCCCTGTGGCAAGACTAATCCTTACAAGAGCGGATCATCACGTCTAGGCGGCTCAGGCGGCTTACGGCGCTGAAGCGGCCCCTTCAGCGGCGGATCACGTCTAGGCGGCGTAGTATCACGGGGCCGAAGCGATCCCCTCGTCGGTCCCCCTCTGTCAGGGCGGCTGGGCGTCGGAAAGTCACCACCGCCGCCGCTGTCGCCCTCGTTGCCACCATCGTTGCCACCCTTACCACGTCGGAGGGAGCCCAGACCCCTCTTGGCTGCGTAGTACCCAGCAGCGGCACCGATGGTAAGGGGGTGCAGGGCCATGTCTACAGAGCCACCGATGATATTACCCACGCCTTCGACAATCTGGCCAAGCCCCTGACCGTGGGTGCCGTCCTCCACGTATGTCCCGTTCTGGGGGTCCACGAGGTCGCCAAGATCATCCATCGGCGGAGAGTCACCGTACAGCCTGCCCTCGTCCACGGGGTCAACGTCGTGCTCTTCTTCGGCACCGAAGTCGTGCAGAGTGCTGCGGTCCCAGCGTGGGGCCCCATCACGGTGTGAGTCTGGTCCTATTGGCACTACGCCCCCATTCCTTGTGAGCCCACGGCTCCTACAGACGTGAGTGCGCCGCTGGCGGCGTAGCCAGCAGGAGTGATAGGCCGCTTGAACCGGGCAGCACGTCGCTTGACCTTTCCGCCCGAGGAAGGCGCCTCGGTGGGCCAGACACGGGTGTTCTCGTCCTCCCCACGGAGGGCCTCTAGGGCCTGCTTCTGGTTGGGAATCTTCAATTAACTACCGGCCTGAAGAACATCGCTGATATGGAATCACCGTTGTCCCCAATAATATCATCAAATCCAATGATGTAGGAGACATCCAGACCCCTCGGGGCCACAAACCCTCGGGCAATGGCGCACGCCTTCACTGACTGGTTCACAGCGCTGGCGCCGATGGCCCGCATCTTGGGTGTGTGCCCAGCACTGATGGCCCTAGCAAGAATAGAACCCACGCTCTGTGGGTTGCTGGAGCCGGAGACCTTGATGATGGAGTCGTTGGAAACTACGGGCGTTGGCTCTTCTGACATGTGACTACTCCCTTATGGAACGATTGCTGTGTCGCCCCATAGTTTAGGCGTAGCCAGCCTCCTCCAAGAGTGCGACCGCATCACACAACCGCATCACCGCATAGGTCTCATCGAGGCTCTGAGCGCCCTTCCCGGGACGCTTTACGACCAGCAGGGGGACGGCGTTGCCTAGTTTACCTGCTTGCTCAACAGTATCGTCCAACCATTCGCTGAGTTTGAAGGTCTTCTGGTTCTTGCACTGGACTGCCACCTCCCGTCCAGTTTCACGGTTGATGATCCCGTTGATGTCGCCCGTGTCGTTGATTCCAGATAGGGCTACTCGGTGAGCGGCTTTGAAGGGGCCCCTTTGGAAATACTCCTTGACGAGTACCTCAAAGGCCGTGCCCTTCCTCTTGGACGGATTACTCATCGGAATCTCTGGCCTCCTTTGGCCGTAGATCAAGCGTCATGGTTAGTACCCCGCCCTTGAGGCTGAACTCACAATCAGCGATCATGGCGAAGTCTTGGTAGTCCGTTTGTGATTGAGCGATAAAGGCTAGACGCTCCGCTCCAGCAATCGGGGGCATGGTGCGGGACTTGACAGCCTCAGCCCTGTCGCTGAACCGTTGGCGCATAGCCTCAGTATCTAAGGTGCCCACTAAGCGCCTGTCCACTGGAGGCGACGCTCGTTGGGAGCGAGGCTGATGCGTCGGCTGAGTTCCCGGGAGATGACGTTGGCATTCCTCTCCCCACGGTCGAACACGGTACTCACCATCTTGCGAAAGGCACGGGACTGCTGGTGGCGCTCGTGCTGGGCAACCACACGCTCGTCAATGTCCCGCCTCGCCTTGGCCATGGTGACCCGGTCGCCCTTGCCCACGGCCTCCCACTGGTCCAGCAGAACCTCGGCCTCAACCTGCCTTAAAGCGCTGAGCGCCGACTCCTCTAGAATCTCGGCCTTGGTCAGTTCGGACTTGGCGTAGTTGACCCACGCAACCACCTCGCTGTACAGGGACATGAGGTCCGAATCGGGCATGTCGTCCAGCCCCACCGGGAGCGTCGGCATGCTGTTGCCGGGCCTCTCGGGGGACGTGAACTTGAGGTCGAACCGGGCTTGGACTTCAGGGAGAGACATTAGGAACGATCCTTCCAGCAGGAATCACGGTAGGGGCAGTAGCGGCACGGGGCCTTGTCCTTCTCGGCCCACTCAGGTGCAGGTGGCAGGGTCCCCGTCTGTAGGTACTTGAGCCCGACCCGGCAGGCAGCGAGAACGTCAGCGATAACGTCCGGCTGGTACTTGACCGTGAACTCCTTCACCTCCTGACCGGCCTTCCACTCATAGACGAAGATCATACGGTGGATGCCGGTGGCGTGCATGTACAGGCTGCCCTGCTTCAGGTGGGAGAGGAACGGCCGGTTCACCGAGCGCCACATCTCCTCAGCGGTGATCTCCTTGTGGGCGTACCTGTTGAACAGGCCCATGTCCTCGTACCGGAAGGTCCCGATGCCCACGCTCTTGACCTCCAGCAGGGCCTCGCCGTCGGGCAGGTCCAAGCGCCCGTCAGCGTGGCCCAGTAGGTGGTGTTCGTGGTCATGGACAGGGACCTCCCGGTAGGTCACGTCCCGGGACTTGCAGTAGGTGCAGGTATCGTCCCCGTCCCACGTGTTGTAACAGACGTTGCAGGACCACTTGCCGCGTAGGACCCCGGCCTGCCTGAGCCACTCCTGCCACTTGTGGTGGATGCGGTGGCCCTCGGCAAAGATGTTGAGCACCTGAAAGGACTTGGCCCGCTCGGGGTTGGTCTCCTTCTCCCCGAACATCCGGCACATGGTCTGTCGGATGCACCAGTCACGCTTGCACACCTCGCTGGGGTGGAAGTGCTCAGTGTCCCGCAGATCAGAGTTCTCCCGGTAGTCTCGCAGGAGCATAGGGTGTATCAGGGAGACCAGCGTGGACCGGTTCTTCATCGACGCCTTCATGGCTTCGATCTTCCAAGCGTCGTCGGTCATGCCTCTACCTCCCAGTTGTCTGCCACGTGTGTCACGGGGGCCTCCGTTTCAATCCAGACACGCGCCCCGCAGCGGTCCGGTGTCAGAGAATGGATGATCTCACAGGGGCCATGAATCTGAAGCCGGGTGAGGTGCTTTGATCCCTTGTAGGTCCGGTCGATGATCGCTGGTTCGCCCTTCTTGATCTTCTGTTGGTGGACGTGGATGACGTGTTTCATTTAGTCCTGCACCATACTCACGAAGTCATCTTCCAGCAACACTACATAGGCCCGTCCGCCCAAGTCAATCTGGAGGACGGGGATGCGGTCCTCCAAGATGGCCGTGCGGGCGAGTTTGACGAGTTCCTCGGACTTGAGGGAGAACGACTTCTTGTCCGTGAACTTGTTCTCGATCAGGAGGTCGGTGGCACGAACATCATTCTTGCGGACCCATCCGGCCCCGGACATGACGTTCCGGCTGCCCTTGTACGTATCGGCGCTGCGCTCCTCCTGCTTCTTGGAGCGCTTCTGGATGTCAGTCATGGGAACCTCCGCTTAACCGTGTTCCGCTTCAGCAACTTGAGAAGTTTCTTACCGGGGGGGAGGCCCCTGTCCGGGGGCCTTCTCACAAACTGGGTAGTTCTACCCATGTTGCGGGGACCCTTGGGGGCCCTCACGGCCACTCCCCCTTCAGGTACCTCACACGATAGGGACGGCGCTGCTTAGCCGAAAGGCCGCCCCATACGCCCACCTCAATCAGCCCCCTCACAGCGTACTCCAGACAGGGCTGTCGCACAGTGCAGGACTCGCAGTACTCCTTGGCGAGGGCCTGAGTCTCGTGCATCCTGTGCCCCTTCGTGGGGTGAAACACGGCAACGTCAGCACCACGGCACGCCGCCTCGGTGACCCACTCACGGTCCATCAACGAATCCATCACGCCTCCAGTGTGCTCAACAGTTCTTTGCGGAGTCGGTCCTGCATGTCAAGGTCGGAACGCACCGCTGCTAACACCCTATCCTTTCCCTGCCACTTCTCCCCCCCATAGGAGTAGAAAGCCCCGGCCCTAGTCACCAACTCATTGGCAATGGCGATGTTGACCATGTCCTTGACGGTGTCAAAGTCACCGAGGTGAAAGTTGCCAGCATCAGCGAAGTAGAAATCCACCACAGCCTGCTGCTGCGGACGATACGTCTTGTTCTTGATAGTACGACCCTTGATGGTCTGGCCCACGGCCACCTTGCCGTCCTTGAGCCACTCATCCTTCTTGACCTCCACACGGGTGAAGTAGTGGAAGTTCTTGGCCTTGCCGCCGGGCGTCGTACGGGGGTCGCCCCACATGACCCCGATCTTGTCGCGCCACTGGTTGATGATGAGGCCGGTACAGGCCCGGTCAGCCTCGATCAAGGACCGGCGCTGTGCAGTCGTGGACTTGCGGAAGAACTTGCCCGTCTGGCGGGCCCCTAGACCTACCGTGAACGCCTCCATGTCCTTCTCGTACTCGTCCCCCGGTACCAGTGCCGGGAGGGAGTCAAGGACCACGCAGTCCACGGACCGGTTGTCCTGCGCCCGGACGATGATGTCATAGGCGCTCTCCATGATGTTGGTCTCCACGACCCAGAGCCTGTCCAGATCGACCCCGATGGACTCGGCGTACTCGGGCACGTACTCTTCGGCGGCCACCCACAGGGCCGTCCACTTGGGGTCCAGCGCTTGATTGGCGGCGATGGTCTTGTAGGCGATGGCGGTCTTGCCAGACGACTCGTCACCGATGATCTCGGACCACTGGTTGACGGGCCAGCCCCCGCCAAGCATCATGTCGTAGGCGAGGATTCCAGTGGTGATGCGGGGGAGCGGCTCAGTGACCCGGTTCCCTCGCACGATGATGTCGTCGCCGTGGCTCTTGTTGACGGCCCGTACGATCTCGTCAATGGTTTCATACTTAGTGGTGCTACTCATTAGTTCTCCCTATAGTGGTGACGTGTAGTGCGTCAGGCGATCCAGTTGGCCTCGATCCCCTGATCGAACAAGCCGTTCCACCCGCACTCGAAGCACCGGGGCGCTGGGTTGGCTCCGTTGATGCTCGTTCCCGTACCGCGAGCGACCCGGGTGAACATGTTCTTGCTCCCGCACTCCGGGCAGACGAGGTTCCCTTCCTTGCGATGGGCCTCGCCACCCTTCCACATGCGGATGGCCTCTCCCATGGACATCTGCCCGCTGGGGTTAGCCTCGGGGTCCGTCATGGTCTGGGTAGCCATGTACTGCTCCTGAGGGGTGGGAGGAACAGCGGGCGTCTCAGGGGGAGCCTGCGTGGGCGTGAACCGGATAGGAGGAGTACTACCCACACGGACGCTGGGCTCCTCCTTGGGAGTGATCTCCTTACCAGAGAGCCTGTCGGACCACCAGTTACTCATTGGGCGGAATCTCCAGACCGGTCAGGTTGATCAGTTCCTCGTCCAGTAACTTGGACACGGACGACACGATACACCCCAGCACGGTGTTGTAGGTGGAGTCCTTGATCTGCTGGTGCATCCTCACGAGGGCCTCGTACGAGACCGGCTCTACCTGAAAGTAGTTGTCCGAATCCTCGTCCGAGAAGTCGAAGGACATCTGGACCATCTGGTTCTCGTCCAAGTCCTTGGGGTCGGGCAGAGAACTGTCGCTCACCATGAGGTCCGACATCCAGTCGGCCGCCTCGGAGAGGGAGTCCACGATCCCGGTCTGGGTCAGGATGGCCCAACTGCGAAGAACGTCCTTCTGCTCCTCCTCATACACCTCGTCGGACGAGGCATGGAAGCCCGTAGCCACGGCGATCTCCTGACCGTCCGGCGGGGATAGCATCAGATAGAAGTTTCTCTTAGACGTTTGAGTAGCCGACACTAGGGTCATCCTTTCGCCTCCGACCACGTTCTACCGGTGTGTGCCGAGACAATGAGTGGCACGTCTTTGAGAACCCTGCCGTGTCCCATGGCACCTTTAAGGATGTCTGCATAACAGTCTACTTCATCGTTGTCGGGCACGCTCACCACCAGTTCGTCGTGGACTTGTACGAGAATCCTACCACTGATCTTCCTAATCTCAGGGTAAGCCTTTATCATAGCCTTCTTGCAGATGTCGGAGGCGCTTCCCTGAACCACCGCATTGACGGCCTGTCTCTCAGCACGGGCACGGAGTTCTTCACGAGGGGAGTTGATGTAGGGGAGGCGACGACGGCGACCGGAGATGGTGGTGACGTACTCGTCCTGCCTCGCCTTCTCCACGATGCGGCGCTTCCACTTGGACAACCCAGCGAACTGTTCGTAGTACTGGTTGATAACGAACTTGGCGTGCGTCAATGCGATACCGGACGTGGCTGCCAGTTTGCCAGCGCCACCCCCGTAGGCGGTCAGGAAGTTGGCTGCCTTGCCGATCTGGCGCTCTTCGCTGGACACCTCCGCCACGGCCTTGTCGAAGATCAGCGCCGCAGCCCCGGCATGAATGTCACGCCCGGTCGTGAAGATGTCCATCATGTTAGGGTCCCGTGAGAACATGGCCATGACCCGCAGTTCGATCTGGTCGTAGTCAGCGACGAGGAGCGTGCAGCCCTCGTCGGCACAGAACAGACCACGTACGCTGGAGTCCCGGGGAATGTTCTGGAGGTTCGGCTCAGACGAGGATAGGCGCCCGGTGGACGTACGATGGAGATGGAAACTAGGGTGCAGCCTGCCCCGGTTCATCTTCTCCAGCAGGCCCTCAACGTACGTAGACTTCAACTTCTTGCACTCCGCCCAGTCCAAGAACAGGGGGATGACGGGGTGCTTAGAGGCGATGCTCTTCAGAGCGTCGTGGTCCACCGACGCCTGACCCTTCTCGGTCTGCTTCTTGGGCTCCAGACCCAGACCTCCGCTGGACTTGGGGCCGAACAGGAACTGTCGCTTGTCCTTGACCGAGTCCGGGTTGAAGCCGGGGTGGGTCAGACCAGCGATGTCCGCACGAATGTCCACCATGCGTTCGTCCAATTCCTTGCCCAGAACCTCCATGCCTGCGTGGTCCACCCGCATGCCAGCCTGCTCCATGTCCATGAGCACGCTCAGCACCTCGGTGTCCTGTACGAACACATTCATAAGCGAGTCGTTGGACGAGACAGAGGAGAGCAGGCGCTGGTAGAGAAGCCACGTCCAGCGGGCGTCCAGATGGACGTACTGGCACGCAAGAGAGAAGGGGACCTCGGTGATGATGGCGCCCAACTTGCCGTGGCGAGCGTACGGGTCGTGCTCATCGAACGTACTGGAGAGGAGCGACGTGAGACGGAACGACGAGATGTTCTCGTCCAGCACGTGCTGAAGGAGCATAGTGTCATGGAACGGGCCGGACGGGAGTTCCCCGTAGTACTTAGCGATGGTGCGGGCGTCGAACTTGACGTTGTGGCCCACCTTGACGAGTTCCGTGTCGTAGAACAAAGGCTTGAGCGCAGCGAACACGTCAGCCCGGGACAACTGTGGGGGAGGGTCGGAGTACACGGCCGGTATGTAGTACCGGGCCTTGGCCATGGACTCCTGCCCGTTCTTGAGCATCTTCCGGTAGCCCGGAGGGGGCACAGTGGACCCGTCGCCCCGCTCCTCCGGCGTGATGACCTCCCCGTTGGGGTGCCCCAGAGGGATGGCCCACGACCGCCCACGGGTGGCTAGTCCCAGCCAGATCACCTCGTTGCGGTGAGGATCGAGAGCGATACTCTTCTGCATAGCCTGAGCCCGGGTGTCCCGGGCCCTGTCCGTGATGGCGTCGGAGGTGCTCTTCAAGGTCGCCACGTGCGACTCCGTCTGGCGGTCCACCATCTCCTCAAGGTCAGGGTGGTGGCTGAGGACGCCCATGGTCTCCACGTCGAAGGCGAAGGCTCCCACGGACTGGATGTCCGACACGATGTCGGACAGTTCCTCCACGGAGGAGACGAAGCGAGGGCCGGTATTCAATGTGGAGACCCCTTCCGGCCCTCGCTCGTCCGATCAGATGGCGCTGGTGTCCTCCGTGACAATGGCAGCCAGTTCCTCGTAGGTGTTGATGCGGATGATGTCGGAGTCGTACCGCTTGGAGAGGCTCGCATCAAGGGCCTCGGGGCTGAGGGGCGCAACGCTCCACTCCTCCTTGAGGTCCCGCTCCTTGATGAGGAGGTGGTTGTACTGGGTCTGCGGGCCGGTGCCGGAGCGGCTGACGGCCCAGTAGTGCTTCGACAGGGGGCCCTGACGCTCGTCCTCGTTGAAGTTCCTCAGGGTGGCGATGACCCGGGTCCCGGCCTCGTACGAGCGGAGAGCAGGCTCCTCGCCCCGCTCCAGCAGGACCACGTTGAAGGCGAACAGGGGACGGGGGCGGTTCCCCGAATCGCAAAGGGGGCAGCCGTTGGAGTCCATGCCGTCACGGCACACGAAGGACTTCTGCCCGGGCCGAGTGACCCAATGCTGCCGCCACGAGGCGTAGGGGGCGTCGTCAAGGAACTTGATGATGACCGGGTCGGGGCCGGTCTTGAGGCGGACCGCATAGTTGGAGTCCTCCTGCTTGATGCTGTCCACGGCACCCCAGCCGGAACGGATGACCTTGCGGGCCGCAGGGGGGTCGTCGGTCATGGTCGTGCCCTCAGCGGGCTCGTTGTAGTCGATGGGCATATGCCTGCTCTCTTCTCTCGTCACAGCGGCCAGTTAGCCGCAGTGTGTTGCTTAAAGCCGACCCAGTCGGCCTTCCCTTGGTCGTTGAGGCTGTACTCCTCAACGGCCATGATCAGGAACCGGACCTGCATGGGACTGTACAGGCGATTCCCCTTCGGCGCAACCCCGGGAATCTGAGAATCCCCTTTGGGCGGCGGCGTCCGGTAGTTGGCGTGGGGAATCCATCCCCGGCGCTCCCACATGCGGATCGTCACGGGCTTCCTGTTCAGGAGCCTCGCCAACTCTCCGATGGTGTAGAACTCACGCAGTTCCCCATTGACACGGTACCGTCGAACCTTGGCGGCAGCGATCACCTCGTCCAGTGGGGTGGTCGGAATAGGGCTATCTTCCCGGTTCCTAGGGGGGGTCCCCCCCGGATAGTCCTTCTCCTCAGTCTCGTCGTCCTCAAGCAGGTCAGCGTGGTCCCGGCTGAGGAGGTGCTGGAAGTAGTTACGATGGTTCATGCCTTGAACGCCCAGACCTCACGCTCCACGTAGAAGCCGTCCACCACGTCACGCACGTCGGGGTCGTCCCACGCCAGAGCGAGCACCTTGTCCTCGCTCAAGACCTCCACGACATCCATCACTTCTTCCCAACGACCAGCGGCCCGGGCCCACTCCTCGGCACGCTCACGGGAGAAGGTCTTGGACAGACGGCGCTCTCGCTTGAGCCTCTCGTCCCCGACCTCCAGCCACCTGTGGCCGTTGTGATCGGTGTACCCGTGCTCGTCCACGAGCCCGGCCAGTTCCTTCTTCAACTTGTCGGACCGCTCACGAGCGGCGTCTGCCATGTCCTTGGCGCCCCGGTACTCCTGTACCAGCCGCTGCACGTACACCTCGTCCACGTCTACACCTCCGAGATAGACAGGAAGTCCGAGAGGGAGCCTAGCGTGATCTCGTACTGCCCGTGGGCATCGTAGCCCTTGTCAATGAACGCCCGGTTGATGTGCCTCTTCTCCTGAAGCATGTCGTACTGGCGCTCCTCAATGCTGCCCTTCATCACGAACGAGGTCACCGTAACATGCGGGAACTCGGATGACAAGCGGATGATGCGAGATTCCCGCTGGTCCAACTTCCCGGCCGACCACGGCAGGTCGTAGGAGATCAGGTGGTTGGCCATGGGTAGGTCCACTCCGTAACCTCCGGCGTCGGAGGACAGGAACAACCTCACCCCAGAGTCGTTGGCGAAACTCCTCTTGGCGTTGTCCTTCTGCTGGGCCGACATGTCTCCAGTGAAGAGAACACTGTCCACCTTACCCGTAAACGCTTCCTGTAGGAGGCGCAGGTTCTGCTTGAAGAACGAGAAGATGACGACCTTGTTTGACGGGTCCTCGTTGAGGATGTCCGTCACGTACTCCCCCACCGCCTCCAACTTGGGCCGCCGCGTGGTGGTGTCAAGCCATCCCGCATCCACGATCCTCTTGGCGTAAGCGCTCCCGCTGGAGGTGGAGTCCTCGTAGAGGGTGGCCGAGGCACGCACCAGTTCCGGGTTGTCGCACAGCATGCGGAGGACCGTCATGCGGGACATGATCTCGCCCTGCACGTCATCACCGCCAGCGGCGTTGTAGTGCCTCCACAGGTCGAAGCCCCGGCCCATCTTACCGATGGCAGCATTGATCTTCTTGAGCAGGTCGTCAGCGATCTGTCGGTACACCTTGGCCCCGGACACGTCGAAGGGGACCGGCACGACCTTGGTTATCAGATCAGGCAACTGGTCCTGAATGTCCTCCCGGGTCTTACGGATCATCACCTCGGACAGGCTGTCATGGAGCGTGTTGAGGTTGCGGTAGCGCACAGGCTTGCCCCAACGGTCACGGACGATGAACGTCCGGTCGAACCTGTCGAAGCGGCCCAGCACGTCGGGGTCCACGAACTCCATGATGGAGAACAGTTCCTCAGGGCGGTTCTCGATGGGCTGTCCGGTCAAGGCGAAACGATAGGGCACACTCTTGCCAAGGCGCTTCAAGAACTTGGAGCGCTTGGCAACACGGGACTTGATCATCGTGGCTTCATCAACGACCACGGCGTCCATGCGGAGGCGCTCAAGGAGGTGCCTGTCCTTCTGGAGCATCTCCACGTTGGTGATGACGTACCGGCAGGACACGGCAGCCCGCCACAGAACCTCACGGGCCTTGGGGGGGCCGTCGATGACGATGGCACGAGACTTGGAGAACTTGTTGATCTCCGAGAGCCACTGGTACTTGAGTGAGGAGGGGACCACAACGAGGACCCTGCCGATGTCGTCCTGTTCGAACAGGGTCTCAAGGGTGGCGATGGTGGTGGGGGTCTTGCCAGCGCCCATGACCATGCAGAGCATCATGGTCCCACGCTCGGCCATAGCCTCGTGTGCCTCTTCCTGAAACGGATAGAGGGTTCCCGTGAAGCCCATCACAGCCACCACGGAATGAGGGAGGCACCGGTCACGGCCTCCACGATCTCGTCGTACGTCATGTCGCCAATGTCCTTCGCTGTCGTATGTTCGTATCGCAGGAACTCGATGCCGTTGCGGGGCCTCGGGCAGTTCCGAGAGACCCGCTCAGCGCCACAGATTCCTGACTCGTCGTTGTCAAGCGCAATAACCAGTTTATCAGCCTTTTCGACCAACAACTTGAGTTGCTCCGCACTGACGTGGGACCCGTACGAGGCCACCGCACACATCTGATACCCGAGCCTCATGGAGGCAATACGAATCACGTCCAGCGGGGACTCAACCAGCAGGACCGTGGGCGTGCGGCACTGCCCCAGTCCGAAGAGGGTGTGGGACTTGGTGACCCCGGTCGGGACGTTGCGGAAGTACCCCTTGGCCTTGGCCTGCCAGCCCCAGAGGTCCCCGTTGGGGGCGACGATGGGGATGATCCAGCGCCGCTCTTCGGCGTCCCACCTCACGCCGTACCGGAACGTTGTGTCCGGGTCAAGGCCACGATGGCGCAGCAACTGTTCGGGAACCTCGGTGAACCGACGAAACGTGTCCATGTCCGGGGTGGGCCGGGTCGTGACATCTTCATCTGGCGTGATGGACTGCTGGAGCCGGTCCAGCCCGCTCTCCACGAGAAACGTCTGGACAGCGTTGATGGCGTCTGGGTCGTCGGTCATCTGGGACACCAACTGGGGCAGGTTCCCACGGGCCCCGCACGAGTAGCAAATCCACAGACCCGTATCGAGGCTCATGGACCACGACGGGCTGCGGTCTTCACGTCCAGTCACCAGATGATGGACCGGGCACCTCCCCCCGGCCTCCGTCTCACTGACGGTCGTCACGTCCACGCCCAAGTGGCTCAGGACACCGACCAGATCATCACCAATCATGGAAGTCATCAGGCACCTCGTCGTCGTCGTCGTCGTCGTCAGGACCAACCTCGGAGAAGTCCATGTTCTCCCAGTCCCACTTGATCATAACCTCACCGTGGGGCGAGGTGCGGGACAGGATCACACGGACGATGGAACGATCATCGTAGTCGGGGTCCTTCTCCACGGACATCACGATGTCAGAATCCTGCACGAAGGAGGAGGAGTATCCGATGGCGTCAGCCGTAACCCGGCGACTGGTGCGGCTGCTCAACTTGGACGCCAGCACCTGCGTCGTGACCACAATGGGGGTCTTGAACTGCTGAGCCAAGCGCTTGAGGGAGCGGGTGATGTTGGTCAGGGCCTGCGGGCTACCCTTGGGCTCACCGTGCTCATCGTCCATCATGTAGACGCCGTCCACGAAGACGATGCCGGGCTCGTGCTGCTTGATCTTGGCAGCGAGGCTGGAGACCGTGGTGGTGGACGAGATGTCCTCCACGATGATGAAATCCTTGCTGTTCTTCCGCATCCGCAGAGAACGGTCCAAACGCTTCACCTCGTCGGGCGTGGAGAGGCCACGCAGCAGGTTCGTGTGGGAGACCTTGGACACGAACGCATCGTAGCGTGCGGCCTGCTCTTCCACGCTCATCTCGAAGGAGACCATAAGGGGCTTGACTCCGGCAGCGTTGGCAGTGATGGCCATGACCAAGGCGAGCATGGACTTGCCCCGCTTGGCCTCGCCCACGAAGGTGATCAACTGCTGGGGCCGGATGCCAGCCGTCAGCCGATCCAGCCCCGGGAACCCGGTGGAGATGCCTACCAGTTCATCGGGCCGCTCCCGCATCTCGGCGTAGCGGGTCAACCGGTCCTCCCAGTCGTCTACCAGATTGATGTCCCGGGACTGGTTCGTGCTGCCGATGGTCTCCTGCAACCCAGAGGCGAGGCTGTTGATGGCGTCCATGGTCAGACCGGCGTTCATCTGGGACATCGTGCCGGTCAGGAGTTCCAGCATGGACGTGCGCCGGAAGCCCTCAATGACCTCCTCCACGAGCCGGGACAGGGACTCGGCCGACGCATCACCCAGCGTGACCGATGGGTACTCCGTGGCGAGGGCACGCTCCGTGGGCACCTCATTGTGGCTGTGCCAGAACCCTAGGACCCACTCCCAGATGGCCTTGTTGGCCTCAGAGAAGTGTCGTGGCTGGACCCCCAGCGAGACAGCGTCCGACAGGGACCGGTCCCTGAGAACCTTGCTGATGAGGAGTTGCTCAGCGCTTGCCATCTACAGTACCCACGTCCCGTCCGGCCGCACCACGCGGGCCTTGACTCCGATCATACGGGCCTGATCCTCGTTCGCCACGTGTACGACCATAGACGGGTGGTGATACCTCAGATCGTCGGCAAGGACGCTCAAGGAATCGTAGGGGAGCACGGCCACGGACACCCCCTTGCGAAAGAGCCAGCCCTCAATGGCGTCCGCCGCCCCGGGCGGGAGCAGGGTGTACACCTCCACCCCGATCCTCCTGCGGTTGACCAGATCGACCAGAGACTTGATGGGCATCTCGTGGGGCACCCAGAGCCCGATGTAACGGTGCCACTCGTGCTGGCGGGAAGCCTTGGAGGCACGGTACTTGGCAACAGTGCCCGTGGGCGGGGAGGCGAGGACGCCCTCAAAGATGCACCCCTGCTGGATGGGAGCGAACGTACTGATGTCGTTAGATTCCACGCTTGTGCTTCCGGTAGTTGGATGACCTGATGTCCACCCCGATGTTCGTCTGCGATACCAGAGCGTTAAATCGACTGGTGAGAACATCGTCCAGACGCCCGGTGTTCGACGTATAGATGGTGACCAGCCCACGGTCGTATCGACTGGCAGCCAGTTCGGTGAGGGACTGTCGTGCGTAGTCCGTGTTCCGGGTCTGGTCCACCCCGTCCAGCACTACCACGTCGTACACCTGTTGCAGGTAGGACAGGAGGTGACCCTCAGCATACGAGTCGGGCATCACACCGTTGAAGTCACGATGATCGTCCAGAGCCCTCAGGTAGTCGGAGGCCGTGATGTAGTAGCCGCACTGGCGGTACGTCCTGATGGCCGCCCTCAGGGCCGAGACAGCGAGGTGGGACTTGCCAGAACCGCTCTTCCCAACCAGATAGAGCCCGGTCAGGCGCTCGCGGTGGGTCGGGAACTCCTCCAGCCACTGCTGGACCTTGGCATGGGCGTGGGAGTCACCGACAGTAGTATCGTAGTTGCTCATACGGGCGTGCTCCAGCGCCGTCGGAATGCACGCACGCCGGGTCCGCTCGTCCTTGGGGCGGTGCCTCCAATAGTTGGTCCCGTGCCACTCAGTCATCGTTAACGATGTCCGAGATGTAGACCACGTCCTCCGTAGCCTGACGTGCCCTCGTCAACAACTTCTGTCGGTCTGCCAAGAACGCCCGCCACGCCGGAACGTCCCTCAGGTTGCGTGCGTCCCGCTCAAGGTCACAAGCGAAGAGAGTGATCATCTTCTTGATCTCCCAGTCCCTGACCCCGTGCTGGTCCAGCATCTCCTTGAAGTGTCGCCCCAGCGCCTTGGCGTTGACGTGGGACTGGATGGACATGGGCGTGTGCCGCTCCACCTCAGTCGTGAAGTATTGGACCAACCGGGGGATGCGGCCCTTCTCGAAGGGTTCCCCCTCCGGCTTGTCCCCGTCCTCTCCCAGCGTTTCCCATTCGTCCCAGTCGGTCATGTCCGGCCCTTCCATGTTGACGGTGTACCTGTTGGCGGAGTGGAGCGTCTGCTCCCGGGATACTACCCCGACCTCCACCAGAGTTTCAACCGCCCTTGCTGCGGTGCTGACGGAGCAGCCCATGCGTTGTGCCAGCCTCTGGTGACTGACACGCAGCGTGTTGTCCTTGGCCCCCATGAGACAGACCATCTCCACCAGAGCGGTAATGGCAGAGAACTTGCCCGAAAGGTGCGGCCCCACCCACTTGGGATAGCGCCCAAAGAACGACATTACGAGTACCTCTAATACAGGTACTCAGTCGGACCAGACAGTGGCCTTGAGGAGGTCCCAAACCTCCAGAATGGGAACGGCGGAAGTGAACGCCTTCCCGGTAGGAAGGACGACGACCAGCGTGGCGGTGAGGGTCTCGTCCGTCTCCTTCTCCCGGCGAACAAACTGGAGGACATTGTCCACGACCTCGTCATCATCCATTTCGTCAATATCCTCCGTCACCTCGCCCATCGAACGGTCCAACTGCTTGCGAATGGCCGGGGACAAACTGTCCATATCCTCGTCCGTGAGAGGCTCGATATTGTCCCCGTCTAGGGGCTCCACGGGGACGGGCCGGGTACCGTCAGTGGCCGGAGACTCCACCTCGATGGGGACCAGCCCGTTGGACAGGTCCAGCAGGGCGTGCCCACGGTCGAAGTACTCGCACACCAAGTGCTCGTTGTACTCCGGGGACTCATCGTCCCAGAGGATCAGGGCAGTGGCGTCCGGGGGGATGGGGCTGAAGTGCAGTTCGGGGGAGTCGGTACCGCTCTCCCTGATGTCGGCCGAGGCGGCGCTGACAGCGGGGTGGACGGCCTTGCGGTCCTTGGCGATCAGGGTGAAGGTGGCCCCGTTGTCCACGAGGAAGTCGTAGACCTTCATCATCCCCGGGGTGGGACGAGTGCCCGACCCCCCGACCCACGGGACATAGAAATGGCTGTCCGGGCCGAGGTCGGTGAGACCGGCGGTGATCACGTCCGCCGGGGCATCTCCCCGACCGGCAATGGCGTAGTTGGACATGTTGTGTGTCTCCTATCGTAGGGTCCGTCGGAGGAACAGGTCCCCCGCCAGCGTCAGGCACCGTAGCGTAGCGTGACACAACGCCGCAAGTGCGGCGATGGCAAGGCCAGCAAGGGGCAGAGGGTGGGCGGGAGCGAGGATGGCTGCACCATACCCCAATGCGACGGCCGCCGCAACCTTGACCCACGGCATCACGGGTCGGGGCAGCACCAGTTCCAGCAGGTGGACCGCCTTGTAGACAGCCAGTGCTCCGATCATGTACTCCATGTGGTCCCCGGTCAATCGCTGTTGGTGCGGATGGTCCCCTCACTATACACGTCCGACACCCAACTGTGCGGATCGAAGGCTAGTTCGTCCCCGGGGAGGGCGTCGAAGGTCAGGTAGTGCCCGTGGCTGGTGGACGTGAAGTAGTTCGTACCGGTCAACTCCGTTGCCATAGTGACGGGCAGGTAGTGGAGCAGGGCCTTGCGGATGGCCGCACGGTTCCTGTGCCTCATGGGCGTGTACACGGACACGCTGTTGTTCGCTGTCCCAGTCCAGTAGTAGTCGCTGACCACAGAACTTCCTGAAACATAGGAGTTTCCCTCCAGTGAAGTTCCATCGAAATACGGCCCGTCACTGAACGGCTGAAACATCCATTCGTCCAACGTCACCGAAGCACTATTCCCCAAAGTCAGCACCAGCGTCGGGAACAACTGTTCCACGCCGGTCTGCCGAAACGTGAACGTAGCCGTATCATCGGACGGAAGTTGTGTGGTAGAGGCGTAGGAAATGGTTGCCACCTTGTCGATCAACAGGGTGTAGGCAACGCCCCCGGTGGTCTGCGTCAACTTGGTAACTACAGCGTTGCTGTTGGCCTCATCTATAACCTCGCCAGACGTGTTGATCGTAAGATCATCGGCTGTCAATACATTGGACGTTCCGTTGTGTACTGCCAAGTCAAATCGGTCGAACCTACTACCACTGGAAGGGTTGGCGTCCACCCTCGTCAACTTGAGGCTGAACCCGTGGAAGTGCTGTCCGTCTCCACCATAGAGTCGGGCACGGAACAGGGTCCCGTGTTCGCTGCCCGTGAGATAGACAGCCGCAGTCTCCGTGTAGCCCGGGAGGACAGCGAAGCCGGGCCGCTGCTGGAAGGCGGTGGTGGCGTACCGTCCACCATCGGTCGCCTGTGTCAGGGTCTTGTAGTAAGCCGCCGAGGTGGAGTCGTCGCTCGTGAAGTACTTGGACTCGGTCGGAAGGGACGAGACGTTGGTAGGCTCTTCCCGGTAGAGCCTGACCTGCCCAGTGGTGTTGGTCATCGTGGCCCCGACCGAGGAGTAGTAGGGGACGCTCCGCTTGATCTGGACCGGGGTGCGGGGGAAGACGTAGACCGTGCCAGCACCCGTGGAGTTGGTGCTGAAGGTGACCCCGGTAGAGGCGCTGTGGTCCACCGTGATGCTCCCAGACGAGGCATTGGTGAGGTAGTTCCATGAGCCGGTGGACGAGGGCGTGCCGACGAACCGGGGATCGGCAATGAGGTTGGTACGGCTGGCCGAGACGGTGAAGTGGGCCCGCCGATAGGGGGACGTGGTGCTGGAGCCGGTCGTGTTGAACTCCCTGACGCTGACCTCCGAGTCCGTGATGACGGAGAGCATGTCGATGAGGGCGTCAGCCCGTCCACGCTGGGAGTAGTAACGTGCAGCGTCGTAGAGCAGTTCACGAATCTGGCTGGGCCGCAGTTCCTGAGCCGTGAACGGCAGGCCGGACACGTGGCAGAGTTGGTTCAGAGCGTCGTAGTGAACACGGTACGGGTCCTTCTGTGCCATGATCTCCTCGCACAGGGAGCGCATCTGGTCGGCCTCCCACCCGAAGACCCTGACGTACTTCTCCAGATGGCCCGCAGTGTCCAGACTCCGATAGTAACGTGGAATGCGCTTCCACATACTGTCACCCAAGGCGTGGTACGTGGGGATCATCACAGAGGCGGTGGCGACACGGCGGGTGTAGACGTTGCCCGAGGAATCCACGTACTGGTAGAAGATGGCGTAGTAGAGCCAGTTACTCAGGGACTCGGTAGACGAGACCTGATGGGTAATCGGGAGGGGCATGTCCTTGGTGGGCGTACGGTAGTCCAGCAGTTCGCCGTCGCTCCAGAACTCCGGGTAGCCGTCCCATGCGTACCTGATCTGCACCTCTTTGATGTTGGTGCCGCTAGAGGGGGTGGAGGTGTCTGGGTCAGCGTCCACCAGCCAGCCCACCTCCACGGACCACAGTTTGCGCTCCGTGTCGTAGTCAACGACCGAGGCGGTGACGAAAGCCTGCCGTGGGACGGGAACCGACTGGACGAACCCGTCCTGCCGGAGGGCACCGGTACCGGAGGTGTCCCGTAGGCCAGCGCTGGTGGTGTCCCTGAGACGAAAGGACTCGGCCACTAGGAGACGCCCCCGGTCATACCGCTGACGGCGACCCCACGTAGCGTGGGCAGGTACACCGCCGACGAGGTGGTGGCGGTGATGGCAAAGTCCGCAGCGGACGTGCCGCTGGAGGAGCCACTGATGTTGCTCACGGTGACCGAGAGGACCCCGGGCACGGCCAAGGCCGCCGACGTGATGTCAGCGAGCCGCACTGTCTGGTCGAACTTGATATTGTCCCAAGTGAACAGGGCCCGGACGGCGTCCTTGACGCCCTGCTGGACCTCGGTCTGCTGGTAGCCGTCCCTGATCTCGACCCTGCTGAACCCGACGTACACGTCCACCACGTTGACCGTGGTGCTGATCTGGTTCACCTGAACCCCGACCATGGACCGGTCCGACAGGTAGTCGCTGAGGTTGGAGTTGATGTCCGTACCGGCCGATCCGAAGTCGCTGGTCAGCGACAGGGCAGTTCCCAGATTGGAGCCACCCTCTGCGGTCGGAAGGCCACGCAGGTCGTAGTCGTCAAAGGACGGCAGGGCGGTGTAGTTGATGGTCACGGCCCCCGAAGAGGTGGTGCTCAGCGCATGGGCCTTTGACACACCCGAGTAGCCCCGGATGACAGAGATGTAGTCGTTCAGTGTGACGGCCCGGTTCTGGGTACGGCGTAGGGTGGGAGCATTGAGTTTGATCGACGCCAGCGACTCAGGGTCGCCCCCGCCAGCGCCGGACGTGGAACTGGAGATGGATATGCCGGTGACCGGCGAGTCCATGAGCGTGATGGCGTTCGCTGACACGTTGCCGAGGGGCCCCTGACCGACACGGTAGGAGGCGGTGATGGTGACCCCGGTCGGCGGGACCAGTCCGTTCACTCCATTGCCCAGCACGACCACAGTATTGTCCGAACTGTCGGTCACGGTAGTGAACACCGGAGCGGACGCTGAGGCGTCAGGAAGGCGGGGGTGATAGTTGTAGGTGGCCGTGCCAACCTTCAAGGACAACGAGGCGGGCACCACCTTCTGCTCAGAGAGCACGAAGGACGATGCGGCCCGCCCCGAGAAGTTCGTGGTCAGCGTCTCCGTGACCTGCCTCCCCTCCAAGAGACTGATCGTGGCCGACGATCCGGCAGAGATGGTCGCTGCCGCAGTGGACGTGAAGTAGATGACCCCGGTAGAGGACGTGGCCGGGACGTTGAACATGGTCCCCTTGGGGAGGGTAATGTCGGCGGTTCCGCTGGCCGACCCGTTGGCTACGGTTACCGTGGCCGTGGCCGAGGTCCGGGGATTGGGGGTGTAGCCCATAGCCTGCGCCAGAGCGTGGACCGACGCACGCTGGGTGGCGGTGGCCATGAACGCCTCGTTGTGCGCTCGGTCAAGGTAGTAGTTCTGAATGTCAGCAACGTACGCCCACAGGTCGATGAGGGTCATGGCGAAGTCTGACGACTGGGCCCGTGACCATTCTGGGATGCTGGCCTTGGCCCGGGCCACGAGATCGGACTTGACCGAAGAGAAGTCCCGGCTGGTGTAGTTGGTGGGCATGGCGAATCCTTAGAGTGGGGTGAACACGTTGACGGTGTTGGGGTTCACCAACGACATGGACAGGGTTGACGAGGTGAGAGAACTGTTCAATCGGTACTGGGCGTTCACGTAGAGGGTGGCCTCCGGGTCGCCGGGGCCGGACCACGACCCGTCGGGCGGCTTGTCAGTGATGTTCAGCGCCGTGACCACGCAGTTGGACAGGTGCCTGTTCAGGTGGGCCAGAGTTTCTTCCTTGTAGTCGGCCACCACCAAGGAGTCCAGCGTCTGGAACAGTAGGCGGGCGGTCCCGGCCCCGTAGGACGGGTCCATGACACGCTCGTACTTCTCGGTCATCAGGATGTTGATGATCTCCTGACGAGCGATCTCGTCAGGGTCATCGGTGGTCGCAACGCCAGCGTCGGTGAACGTGAACGGTACAGAGATGGTGAGCAACTTCAGCCCTTCATAATCTTGGCCCAAGTGTTGGGACCAACAATTCCGTCTACCACGAGTTTGTTCGCCCGCTGGTACCGCTTGACTGCCCTAGTAGTCATTCTACCAAAGATGCCGTCCGGCGTTCCAGCATCGAAGCCAAGGTCACCCAACTTGCGCTGTAGGACACGAACCGCCTCGTGCCTGCTGCCCCTGCGGAGGGGGTTGGCACTAACGTAGGTCTCCAGATCCTTGACGAACTTTGCGATGGCTGCCCAGTCCACCGTGGGCTCAACAGTGTCCTCGGGCTCGGGCTGGGACAACATCGCCGGGGCGTCGAACCACTCAGAGGAGCGGCGGGGCTGGTGGTGCCACCACTCTCCGTCAACAGTCGGATGGAGGCCGTACTCCTTGGCGATGTTGTTTATTTCCCACTTCTTGATGTCCCCCTTGAGACGATGGAAATCCACGGCGTAGCACCAGCCGTCCTCCTGCTGCATGTGCCAACTCCCCCGCCAGATGCCGCGACCGTCAAGGCCCTTCGGCCCGAAGCGCCGATCCGGGTTGGCAGCGAGGTTGCCCTTACCAGCACGGTACTTCTTGTAGAAGTACATCTGTTGTGCGTAGGAGCGGCACCCAGAGGACACGGACACACGGCCCTTGATCCTCGGGTCCTCAAAGAACGCTTCCAGACGCTTCTTAAAGCGCGGATGAAGTAGGGACAGGTCAACCCTGCTACTGGTTGTTGGAATACTCACGATGCCTCCAATGTGGCTATCCTTGATTCGGCTACTAACAGTCTAGTACGTAAATCCTTTACGGTGTTGATCAGCAGACTCGTCACAGCAGGCCAGTACACTGAATCGGGCAGTGGGTCACCATCGTTGTTGTCACACAGCACCAAATACGGACTGACTGCGTGTGCGTCCTCTGCGATAAGACCGACGTGCGGGAACTCAGGTGCCGCTTTATAGGCAAATACCTTCGGTTCAAGAGAATCAATCGTGTCAAGTGACATCTGACTAGCAACCGTTTCGCTAGCGAGGGTCTTGTACCGCAGCGACGAGGTGTCCTTTTGCATCATGCCGAAGGATGCGTTGACGTTCAGGCCAGTACCGGCAGCAGCAGTCAGTGACTGTGGATAAATGTAACCGGACGAGTCAATGATAAGCCGTGCCGCAGCGTTAGTATACCCGTTTGTACTTCCGGTGGAGAATCGAATACCCCCACTAAGGGATACCGAGTTCATAAGTTCTAGGTAATTGTTCTGCTGGCAAATCGCTGACTCTTGAATGCCTCCGTCCTGCTCAAAGATCAGACGAGGGTTGTCGTTTTCATTATTGTTGTCAGTGTCTGCCTCAATGATAACTTCGCAGTCGCCTGAAGTGCCTGAAGAGACATGCAGGTTGGCAGCCGGAGCATTACTCACACTGAATATGGAGCCCATGCCGATGTTGCCGCCGTTGTTGATACGCATCCGTTCAATACCGCCCTGTTTGAACTGGACAACATTCACGTCTCCATCGCCCCTGCTGCCACCACCCAGCCTGATCTCCCCACCCATTCCGACACCATCTGGAATGCCGCCCACCACACTCATACTGTAACCATTGTGGTTGCTACCCATTGCCAGAACAGAAGGCTTGAACAGGAAGATACCGTCGCTGGAACCATCGGAGACAGACAGCGAATAAGAACTACTAGCAGTGGTGCCGATGCCTAAACTGTTGGCGCTTGGGTTATATGTAAGTCCAGCGTCTGCTAAAGGTTGTAGATTTCCACTTGTCCCAGTCGCAAATATTGGGTATCTAGTGGCATTGGCACTATTTGCCGCTACGCCTATGTACGTGGCGTTGGTGGCGTTGGTTGCGGAAGAAGCATTGCCGACTACGCTGCCGACCCAGCCAGCGCTACTGAAGTACCCGCGCTCAGAACCCCCGGTGCTAACACCTATCTGGTCTTCGTTCTTACGGTATACGCCCGTGTCGTCGTCGCTGCTGAACGTCAACGACGGATCGCCAGCAGTGCCGTTGCCTAGCCGTACCTCATTGGAGACGCTCACTATGTCGATGTACGCATACTCCCAGTGTAAACTGGAGGAACCAAGGTTGTATGTGGAACCTTGATACGGAAGAAAGTCACCGCTAGCGTTGAAGTAAGCACGGTACACCCCGTTAGACATGAAGTACGTGATGTTGCTGGACCCTTGGAACAGCATCTGTTCACCTTCACCGTTACCAACAATGAAGTCCTGCGGCCCGTCAATGCTGCTCCCCAGCGTCAGTACTCCCGTGAAGCGGCCCGTTCCTTGTACGTCCAACTTGTACGACGGGTTGGAGTTACCGACACCAAAGTTTGCATTTGAGACATTGACACCAGCATCATTAATGGTCAGACCTGCCCCATTCGGATGGTCAGCCAACTGAAAGTCGATGGAACTAGTAGCGTCTGCGTGACCATATATCACGATGCCCGGTGCCCACGTTCCGGTGTGCATCTTTGGTGACCTAAGCACCATGTAGGAACTGGTACCACTCAGAGTGGCATTCATATAGCCAGACGCATACCCGGAAGGTTCGCTGCTGACATCGAACTCAATCCGACCGCCAGCGCCATCCAAGGTGACCCTGTCACCAGAGGCGGCAGTCTGGAACAAACCACCCGTGATCGTCCCGGTGATAGCGAGATTCGAACCGTCCCACGTGAGTTTGTTACCACAGGAGAACCGTGAGGCTCCTCCAGACGTGCGCTCCATGACAACATCGCCGCCTGAACTGTTGTACGCCGGGGCGTTATCGGCATCAGCGTCGATCCCTATAGCCACACGACCACTGGACTCTGCGAGCATGACCGCACGGCCACCACCAGCGGAGATGCGCTTGTTGCCCTGATCCAGTTCTATCTTGTGGGAACTTGTACCACCGGTCAACAGGCCCGTGGTGATCACCCAGCCCCCGACAGTCCCATCTACCCAATCATGGTCAGGTTGTGCAGCCGTACCACCGGAGGCGGCACCACTTACCACCGTGGAGGCTGCGGTGCCCCCGATAACAGCAGTGCCGAGAATGGTTAGCGTAGAACCGTCCCACTGAAGGGAGCCGCTGGTACCACCAAGATAGAACTTACCGGTGTAGTCCATGTAGGTACGCCACCCGTCGGACCCGTTGGAGCCTGTGTGGTACCCCATGTAGGTGGAGCCCAAGTACAGGCCCGCAGATGTTGGGTGCCCTGCCCAGTCAGACAGGTCGAAGAGTGACTCCGATCCGCTGGGACCGAAGTTGTAGTTGGATGGGTTCACCTCGCCCACGTCAGCACGCACCGGGTTGTAGGTGGTGTTCAGCCAGTAGACACTGGTGTAGTCCTCGTCTTCCCGGCAGACCACGATGGAGGACCCGACGTTGGGGACCACCCAGTCGTTCTCAAAGGGGTGCGCCTCACGACCGAAGTAGGAGACCGGGACCGTCGTGTCCAGACCCGTCACCGACGGGATGATGACCTGAATCTCGCCCGTGGTGGTGCTGGAGTACTGGACGATGGCCCGGTGAATCTGGGACGTGGAGCCGTGTATCGAATCAGTTTGAGGAATAGACATGTGCCCTCCTCACCGAGGCTCGCCACTTTCCCGACCTGACCCTACCATCAGGGGGAGGGTCGTAGGAGTACATCTGGTCCTGCCCGAAGTACTCGTCCCCCACCGTGCTCCGTCCGAGCCCGAACTCCGTGACGAAGTGGCCCCGGTTGAACTGCATGTTGACCTCACGGACCAGCCAGACCCCGTCGAACTCGGAGCCGAACCCGTCCACCCGCACAGCACTGCCGGGGATGGGGCCTGCCACTCCGGTAGTGGTGGCCTTGGCCACGTAGGCATCGGAGTAGGCTCTGGTGGCGGACAACTTGCGGCGGGCGTCCTTCAGGGACGTGGCCTCAATAGGGAGCACGTCCGTCAAGCCGGACGACACGGTCGTGCCGTACCGTGACGAGCCGCCCAGCAGGTCGCTGGTGGTGGCGGTCAGCAGGTTTCCGTCCTCGTCCAGCAGGCTCAACTGCTCGGCGTTGGACTCCCCGTAGGCGTGTGACGTGCCCATGGCCCCCTCGAACTCCATGATACGGCCCGGGGAGGCGTTGACCCCCACAGCGTCCTTGACCGTGGAGAGGCGGGCCGAGGGGGCCCCGTAGCGCAGTGCCTGTAGGGGGTTGTGTACGTGAATCTCCGTGCCGTGTACGTTGACGGCCAGACCGGACTGCTTGCACGCACGGACCAGCGCCTCCCAGTCCGAGGTGCCCCGCTGGACCAAGCGGGGAAGGGTGGGAGTGTTGTCAGGACAAGAGTACGAGAAGTTGTGGGCAATCGACAGGTCGTCCACCATCTGGGCCACCCGGAACTCGTTCCAGACACGGTTCCGCTTGCCCCGCATGACCGAACTGGCCCCCAGACAGTACAGGTGGGCCTCCTGAAAGAGGCTCCCATTGGCCTGACCGCTGGTGACCTTGTGGGACGGCTTGACGTGGTTGACGTACCCGCAGAACGTGAAACCGTCACCGTACGGGACCCCGACCACGATACTGACCGGACGGTCGATGTACTCCGTAATGGACAGGGGCGAGATGCCCGCCAGAACCAGCGTGGCGAGGTCGTGCTCGTTCTCCCGCAGGTCGATGTCCACCCGTTCGATGGTGGTGTAGTCCACACCAACACCGTCGATGGACACGTCAACCGTGTGGGGAGAAGACTCCTTCTGCGGCCTGTTGACTACCGGCATGCCTACGCCTCAGGGAGCCGGAGGCGGGTGCCCGCAGGGACCTCATCGGGGTAGGCGACCTGAGGGTTGACATCGGCCAGACGCCAGTAGAGGGACGGGTCCCCCAGATGCTGGGCAGCGATCTCCTGCATGGTCTGCCCGTCCATAGCGATGACCGTGTAGTACCGGCTGGAAGGGCGGGACTTGCGCTTGGTGACCGCCCTACCGTTGTCGTCAGTGGACTGGGTGTATCTAGAAGAGGGTGAGAGTGCCATGATACCTACCACGGACCATACGTTGTTATGATGTCTCCGTCAGAGCCAATGCTGTGTATATCACCACCGGAGGCACGTAGCGTGTAGTACGACCAGTCGGTGGTTGACTCCCCGTTACTATCGAAGTGCAGCGCGGTTGACACACTGGTCAGCCACGGGTATTGCGCCGCTCGCCCAACCCCCTGCCCGGCCTCACTACCGCTAAACCCCGGTAGTACGATTATGTCTGCATCTGCAAGGGAAACAATGGTTTCTCGAACGATGTTCTCTGTACTGGACGATCTAGGGTAGACGTAACGAAGGCCGGTGTCGAAGACCTCAGACCCGGAATGCATCAGCCTAGCCCGTACCGTGAGCATCCACTGATACTGAACTTCGTACGTAACGTCCTGTGCGCTGGATACTTTGTGGCTAAGTGTCAGCGTGGTAGGACACGCATCGTAGGTGATGGGGTCATAGAAGCCCTGTGCCAACCAGAACTTCGTTTCGTCAGTCCTGATCACCCCCGAATCTGACCCCCACTTCACGCCTTCCGAACCCCCCTTGAAGGTGAGCCAACCGTATGTGCGGCTGCCGCTAACAGGGGGCCACAGTTCGATGTCTCCCGAGCCGAAGAAGAACTCCTTGGCGTAAGGGTTGTCCCCGTACTGTCCCTCATCCGAATCCCGTTCCATAACCGGGAAGGACTTCGTGTAGAACGTGCCGCTCTGACTCATCGTGTCCTCACCGTCATAGACGACACGTCTACCACGCACAGGCGGGTCCACCCCCACAATGAACAGGTTCGTACGAGCGGTTGTTGACCAATCACCAAAGAAGTGGTCGTCCGTGTCGTACGCCGACAGGTCCCCGCTCAGCAGATCGAAGTCCTCTGAAGACGTGGTCTTGAGACGGGCCCTCAGAGCCATGCCCACGTACATCTCAGCGCTCAGCCCGTCCCTAAGGGACGACCACTGGTCTGAATCATACAGTTCCAACAGCCTGTCTCCGAAGGCGCTATCAGACAGTTTAAAGAACGGGTGTAGCCGAATGCCGCCCTCTGGGGCTGCGATAATAGAACCAGTGGTGCGTACTGTAGAAGAGTCGGTCTTGATTTTGTTCAGTTTAGTACTGTCATCGTGGTCGATACCAAAGCGTGGCCGTGGCAGGGTTTCTCCAAGGTCAAACAGGTCTTTGACGATCCCGTCCTCCTCTGGGACGAGTTGGTCTGGACGTTCTTCCTTGCTGTAGTCCTCATTCGCTGCAAGTTCCAAGAGAGTGGTGAAGGTGGTGTTCTTACGAGCAAACCCCTGATAGATGGCGTGCATGGAGATGTCCACGATGGCTACCGTGGGGATCATCTCGGGCGAGAACTTCTGGTAAGAGACCGTCACGCTGTTGACGTAGCCGTCCACCATGAAGTTCTCGGAGAACACGGCCCGGATGGGATTCGGCACGAGGAAGGCCGAGTTGTTGGCGTTGAGGCTAGTGAGATCACTGTGATCCAACCCAATCCTCTCCAGAGAATCCTCCAACTCAGCCAGAGTCTCTGTCCCCACATTGGCCTCTTCCGCTGTGACCACTCCAGCCTTCTTCAAACGCTCGTAGCGATCACGTGAGTACTCCACGGCCTGCTGTGTGATGCGCTGCCCAGTGATCTGGTCCAGAACCATGATGTCTGCGATCACGCCCAAGCGCTCGGCCTTGGCGTCCTGAGACAGAGCGTCTAACGGCGTATCGTTACTTTCCAGTGCATTGGGTGACCGCTGTGCCGTGGGAATGTCAGAGTGGCGCTTCCGCACCTCCGCCTCACGATTGAACAGCATGGTCCACCCGAACGACATGTCGCCAATGCCGGGCTGGAGCAACTGCGTGGGCGACTGATTGATCCACAACTGGGTGTCGGTACGAGCGGCAACAGAGCGGGTCAACTGGTTAGGGTTGAACTGGAAGTTCAGTTGGGCTCCAATGGAGTGCCGGTGTACCGACTCGTATGGAGTGCGGTGAGATGCGTTAGGGTTGTTATAGTCAAACACCTCGGTCAGCAGCCGGAGGTACCCCCGCTGAATCAGGTTGTCGTGAGACTGAACCTTGGGGAAGTGGTCAAAGGGTGGGTTCACAGAACCACGTGAGCGAGTAGCCTCTCCGGTGCCGCCAGTGATGGCCATTTCACCTTGGGGCATCACGACCTCCTAAGAGACCGCACGGCCTCGGACGTTTCGATCATTTGAATAACCTTCTGGGCCAACCTCTGTGCGTCGGCTGCGTCATTGCCCGTACCGTTCAGGTGGATGACCGGTGCGATGGTCACGCTGGCACCGGTCCCGGGGCTCTCGTCCCCCACACCCGAACGTACACGAGCGGCGTTGGCCATCTCGTACGTGCGGATGGCCTCAGGGATGTGCATGTCTCGGGTCATGTGTACGTTGCTGGCCGACCGCTGGGGGGCACTGGAAAGAGCAGACCCACCAGTGGACTGGCTCGTGGGACGAGCGGCGGTGGTGCGGGAAGAGGTCTGTGAAGGCTTACCGTGTGTGGCGTTGTACTTCGCCCGGGTCATTCCAGCAGGCGCAACGTGCCAGTCCTCGTCGGGAGCAGTGCGGAGACCAAACCTCGCTGCGTTGGCCTTGATCCACGGCCACGCAGACTCAGGACCCAGATCAGCCGCCATGCCCACCTCGTGCAGTGACGAGCCGGGAGGAGCGGCGTAACCCTTCGCCTCGCCCACAGCGTTGAGGGTGTAGCGCTTGCCCTCAAACTCTCGCTCGCCGTTGGGGTCCTCGTCGTGCCTCTCAAGGAACAGTTCACGCTGTCTCTGCACATCCCGAACACCGCTCGTGAGGGTCAGGTTGTGTCCCTCATCAGCAGCAGCGGCGGCCATACTCCTGAGGCTGCTCTGGAAGGACGCATCCATGCCGGGCTCGGTGATGTCAGGGGCCGGGTCGCCAATGGCGCCCAGCAGGGAGCCAACACCGGCAATGACCGCCCCAGCCGGTGTCGCACCAGTCAAACCCATCAGCATGCCCGCAACACCAGCAGTGCCACCAAGTAACCTAGTAACAGGGTGACCAGTGACGTTGATCTGTCCACCCACAATACCACTAAGTCTGTCTTCCAGCAGGCCAAAGGTCTTGATCAGAGCCTGCGTGTTCCGCTCCAACTGAGCAAAGTTGTCCACCTGCCTGCGATAGAACCGCTCTGCCCTCTCCGCCTCCAGCACGCCGGTCTTCTCTCGCTCAATGGCGTACTCGTTGTCCAAACCCATGCGGTTACGGTGGGCCTCGTTGGAAGGGTCGTACATACCCTTCCCTCCGCGCTCACGGTACTCGATGTTCTGCATGGCGTACTGGAGGACCATGTCCTGCATGTCCATGGGCAGGCCGGTTCGTGCGAGGTTGGATCTGGTCATGGACCCGGGCTGGAAGGCCCCACGGACCATGGACTCGTTCGTGAGTCCCATTCGCTGAACCACGGTGCGGATAACGTCCATCGGGTCGCGGGCCTGACCGCCCGGGCCCCACAGGCCGGTGCCCAGCATGAGGGTCATCATGTTGGAGGAGCCGGGGGACCCCAGCGCCTCAATCATCCTCGTGGCGTCGGCCGTGGAATAGCCGAAGCCTGAAGCAACACGGATGCCCTCAACCCCAGACAGCATGGAGGCGGGGTCTATCCCCATGGTGGTCTGGAGTTTCAGCATGTCTTCGATGCCCTCAGGCCCGATCATGCGGCCCGTCAGGGGCTGACGCCACCGACTCTGGTACTGGAGTTGGGTGCCACCGAACATCTGACGGAACAGGAGACCGGTGCGGTCAGCAGTAAGGGTGTAGGGGGCCCTACCCTGAATGTTCTTGGCACTAGTTTGGAGTAGCCCAGTGAGAATGTCAGCGCCCGCAGAGATGGTGGCCGCCCCACCCCCTAGGTAGTTAATGAACTTCTTTACACGTCCTCCACCAGTGCTGTCACCAGTACCGTCACCAGAGGCTGGGGTCCCAGCGGGGGGCGTGCCAGCGGGCGTGGGGCCCGGGGGGAGGTACCCGCCGGGCTTGGAACCGGAACCCAGCATGTCCGGCATGGACTGGATGCCACCAGCAGCAGTGCTCCCGCCCGACGCCGTGAAGGTGCTCATCCCACCGCCAGCCTTGCCCAGTGCGCTGGAGAGGCCACCGACGGCCGTCTGGAACTGACGGGTGACCGCCAGTGCGGACGTGATCTCCTTCTTGAAGACACTGACGTTACGGTTCAGGGAACCGAACGCCCGGTTGAGTTCAACGAGACCGTTGGCATCGACAGAGAAGCGCGCCTTGGCAGAAAGGAACGCTTCCTTGTTCTTTTCGATGCCCCCAGCGGTGAGTTCGTCGTCGGGGTTATCTGGGTTGATGATCTCTGGCATGGGCTATTGATTTCTCCATCTGGCCATCGCCCCCCAGAAGGAGCGGTGGCGGACAGACATTGAACGTATATCCTCTAGTGTGAACCCTGTATATACGCTGGCGATCAGATCGTAGTCCCAGTACACTGTTGTCAGGTTAACCGAATAAAAGGTAGGCCCAATCCAAGACCATGGTGACAGTCTCACCACAGTGCGCGCACGGGGCATCCACCTCCTCAAGCGTCGGGCCGGGCTGATTGTCCACAATGGCACTTACGATCAAGCGCCGGTCGGCCAGCGAAAGGGCCCGGGCCCACTGCTGCTTGACAATATCGGAACGGTCGTCGTCCCAGACCACGCACTGGCTGATGATGGCGGTGTTCTGAGCGGGCATGGTGTCTCCCGCTCCAGCGATGATCTGGGCGTCCTTGCCGGTCGGGTAGCGGACCTGAACCTCGTGCCCGTCCCTGAGAGTGACCGTGCGGGTCTTCCTAGGGTCGGACTGGGGCTTCGTCACGGGAAAGTCCTTGTCAAGGTTGACCATGACATCACTCTTGCCCGAGCATGACGGGCAGGTGACGACGAAGGTTCGCACGTTGCCGTAGGTGGCCTTCACCACCCCGAGGAACAGGAGGTCCCGGTCCCCGACGATGAGGTTGTCAAGGATCAGAGGATCGTCTTTGATCCTCAAGGTCCCGATCCGCTCCACCGCTCTGGTGAGCAGGACCGAGGTGTACTCAGCGTAGGACAGGTCGTCCTTGGTGCTGAGTCGGGCGAGTTCCTCCTCGTCCTCCCCGGTCATCTCCCTGACGGTGGCCGTGGTCTGCCACTCTCCGCTCTCGGCATCGACCACTCCACGGATGAGTTCCACCGTCGTGGGTGCGGCCTTCCCGACCTCGGGGGGTGGGTCCTGTAGTACTTCTTCTAGGGCCTCGGCCTGTGCGGCCAATTCAAGGCTCATGTATGGCTCCTTATGGGTTATCGTGTCAAGCGGTCAGTCATACTACCTTAAGTCTAGGTGCCGGGGGGGCCACCAGTGGTCGTGGGCGCTGCTTCACCGAAGCCTTCGTCTCCGTCCCAGAAGATTTGGAAACCCTCATGGTGCAACTGCAACTGCTGGATCAGCAGTCCGTTGTCACCAGCGTTGAGGTCACTCACCGAGTAGGAGCCGGGCCACGCATTGTACAGCATGATCTTGAGCCGCTTGGGGAGCGTGGGGCTGGCCGAAGCGCTGGGGTCCGTATCGTACTGAAAGCCGCTGCTCGTAGTGGGGTGGTCGAACACACTGATCTCCACACTGCATCGGTAATCTGAACCGCTCTCAGAGGCTGCGGCGGTACCGTTCCCCTTTGAGCCGTTGGTGATGAGCCCACCCTGCCACGCATGGATGAACTGCTGCCAGCGGTACAACTGGGACTGGTTGGCGAACACGCCCCGTGCCAGAGACACGGGAGCGAAATCCGACTGTCCGACCATCTTGTGCGGGTGCGTGTTCATCCCGCCCTCACGGTACGGGATGACCTCGTTGGTGACGGCGATACCCGACATCTGGGCAAAGCCCAACTTGTCCAGCCCACCGCCCGAGGATGCCGAAGCCAAATCGGCCAGTTCCTGATCGTTGGGAGTGATCTGCACACGGAACTTGAAGTTCCGCAGAGGATCGGTTCGGAGTGTTTGGTTGACTACTGTCATCTATGGTCCTCCTTACAGGGCATCGACAGCGTTGGAACCGCCAGTCCACTGACTGACGTTGATGATCACGAACTCGGCCGGGTACTGGAGCGCCAGACCGACCTCCACGTGCAACTCACCGTTGGCCACGGTAGACGCCGTGTTGTTGGTGGTGTCGCAGGTGACGTAGAAGGCTTGGGCGGCGGTGCTGCCCTTGAGGCCCCTCCGTCCCCACAGGCCCCGCAGTTCCTGCTCCACAACCGCCACGACCCGCTGCCTGAGGTTGACATCGTTGGGCTCGAACGCAGCGAAGGCCGTGATGGCCTTCATGCGTGCCTTCACGAAGTTCAGAGTACGGCGGACCGGGATGTACTTGTCGGGCGAGACCCTAGCAAGGGTCCTCGTGCCGTTGACGATGGCCCCCGTGCCCGGAACGAGGCGGACCGGGTTGATGTGGGCGTTGTACAGCGTCCCCTCGTCGGTCTCCGTGAAGTTGGCCGCCAGTGCGAAGACGTTGGCGAGGTCCAGACTCAGACCGGCCGGAGCCTTGGCCACCGAATGCAACCTCTCAGCCTTGCCGTAGACCGCCATGATGGCCCCACCGAGGGGAGCGGTCCGCAGAGCGGCCGGGCCCGTCTTGGTGGGATCAATGGTGGTCGCTGCGGGGTAGTAGACCGCTCCGTAGCCACTGTTGGTGTAGCCACCGACGGTCGTCACGGCCGATGCGGCGGTGGTGACCGAGGTGTCGGGGTCGATGATCACGAAGCCCGTCCCACGGTTGGCAGCGTAGGAGAGGGCGTAGTTGACCTCAGCAGCGGCCGAGCGGCCCGGGAGGTTGATGACGAGGTCACCCGTCACCTGATCCAGATAGGCCAAGGCCGTGCTGTAGTCCGCTGCAACCACAGCGGTACCATCGGAGCCACCGACCAAGTCGTACGTGCCTGCCGTGATGGCCGTGCTGGTGGCCTTCGTGGGCGTGGCGACGCTGGACACGGTCAGGTAGTCCGAATAGTTGTTGAGGAGGGTGGCGACGTAGCGGCTGTTGTTCGGGTCGATACTGACCTCGGTCCAGCGCTCCTTCTCTGCCCCGTCCAACTTGACGACCATGGTGAAGGTGCCGTAGGTGGAAGCGGAGGCCGCTTCCGACCCGGCCGTGACCTCCACAGACAGGTCGCTGCTCCACGCTCCAGCGTTGTCGGCCGTGAGGAGGAAGTAATTGATAGTGGTACTCTCATCAGTACCACGAACGTACCCGGTCGCCTTCTCGGCCTTGCCCGAGGTGGCGCCGCCCGCAAGGGTGTAGTCAACCTCAGAGGAGAAGGAGGAATTGAACTTGGCACCAGTGACGTTGGAGTCCGTGGGCTGTGCCGACACCGTAATGTACTTCGACCCCGTGACAGCATCATTGATAACCATCGTGGCTGAAGTTTCCCCGGTGTTGTTGGAGAAGGTGAGTCCGAGACCTCCTCTATTGAAGATTTCCTTGGTGACACCCTTGTACTTGACAACAACGTCAAGGAGACCTGAACCCCCGTTAGTGCTAGAGTCGGGGTTATTGGAGTTCTTGGTGCAATGAACTGACACGTTGTCCCCGTCTGCACCAGCCAACTTGGACGTGGCCGTGAACAGCGAATTGCTCCCGTGCGTCAGGGCAAGCGACGAATCGGTGTTGGCAGCGGTGCTGGCGGTGATCGTGCGGACCACGTAGCACTCAACGCCCCCGTTCGAGAAGTACTGGTACACGCTGTACCCGAGTTCGTACGAGGAATTGATGTCACCGAAGATACTCACGAAGGAGTTCCACGAGGTGACGAGGACCGGCTTCCCGACCGGTCCACGGGTGGACTGCCCCACAAACGAGGCGGTGGTTCGCCCGGAACGGTTCGTGACGACGGCCTTCAGAGGGCTCTCGTTCACGTACACACCGGGTCGTGCGTAGGCTGGCATTACAACTTCTCCTTAACGGTAGGTTACGGGTTTCACGACAGGACATCCGTAGTGATCTTGTCCTTGAAGATGACCTCAGCGTCAGACGTGACCTGACCGAGGCCCATGAGGTTGGAGGACGGAATCTCCGACGTTACAGAAAGGCTGTAGACCTTCCTGAAGATTCTCTTCTTGAATCCGGCTTCTTCATCGAGCATGTCTGCGCTTCTCCAGTCCAGCAGGTCCATGTGCCTGTGGGTCTTGTCGATGCCCACAGCGAGATAGCCCCTACGGAAGGGGGCCACCTTGGTCAGGATGTGGGACTGGAGAGCACGGTCGTGCAGCGCAGAGCGGGTGAACGTGGTGACCTGATACAACAGGTCCACGGGCGTGTGCTCCATGGCGCTGACAAAGGGCGAAGACGATGACCCGCCGTGCGTGAGGGTCGTCACGTCGGTGGTCTCGTTGGGCCAGTAGGTGAAGGTCCCACTGGCAGACTCGGTGTAGTGGTTGGCAGGCTGACCAGAGGGGGCCGTCCCCACGAAGGCGTAGATGATGTTGTCGGAGTGCTGGCGGTTGGTGGCGTGATTGATGTCCAGCAGTTCAATGGTGATGAACGGGTACTTTCTCTCAGTCTCGCCCTCGGGATAGCGAAAGAACACCTGAACGTCACGGGTGGTGTCCCGGTCGTCCACGAGTTGGATGCCACTGAACTTGGTCTTGATGGCCTGATCCTCGGCCAGAAGGAACCCGCTACGGTTAGTCGGCACCGACGACCACCTCCCCCATGGCACGACGAGCGCCCTTGCCCACCTTCTTGGCGATCTCCTCGCCCTCCTTGAACAGGGTCCTACGAACGAAGGCCCGGGGCGGGGTCTTGTCGTCCCCGTACTCCAGACGCTGGGCACGGTCCTTCAGGCGCTCCGGCACGTCGAAGAGACCGAACACCAGTTCGCCCTCCTCGTCCTCGTTCTCCACCACATCGTAGTAGCGGGCGAGTTGGCGGTAGTCGCCGTCCCGGTCCAGACGCTCTCGGGCATCATGGACGTGCTCCTCTAGAACATCATTCATGGAGTACTCCAGAATGGAAGGGAGCCGGGTCAGGAGGTAACTGGCGTACTCCACGGCCGCAGGAATGCCAGAGATCATGGCACCAGAGGAAACAGGGACATCATCGAATGTAGGCGTTTCAGCCATACGCTCTCCTAGCGTTCCTCTGGGCAGTTGAGAGGGACCGGCGCTCACCGGAACCTAGACTAATGATACACCATTCAGGAGAAGTCTGGGTCGGGGTCGGGGTGATCGCCTCTGAGGATGCTTGCCCAATCTTGCATCTGTCTTTGCCATGCACTGTGGGCGATGCGTACCATATCCGGTGCGAACTCAATGTTCCTTTTATTCGTATCCTCATCCGAGGCCCAGAGCCCGAGGCGATCCTCTCGTGGCTCCGAAACCAACTCCGAGTGCCGTCCCGTCCAAGCGTTTGGGTCTAAGCGCTCAGGCGGGTTGTCAAACTGGTGCATACTTAGGTACCCGCCTCCAGCCAACTGTGCGTACTGGCCGTGCGTAGCCATCACGCCTCCGGGAGCATTGTGTGTGACCTGACCCTGCTCGCTGACGTGACCCCCGCCGGGCCATTCTCCAGCGTCCGTGAACGCCTCCTCTGGTATATATGACTTTACGAAGACATGGGCGTTACCGGTGGTTGCGTCTATTGCCTCGCCGGGAGTCGATATGTTTCTACGTAGGGGGGGACGAGAATGGTCCTCAGGGGGGCTGTCGTGCTCAAGTTCAACAAGGAACGATGGTCTAGCCAACCGGTACCCGGGAGTGAACAATGCTGAGGTTTCCTCTCCCTCCACGGGCCTGCCTATGTCCATATCCGGTGAGGCAAGAAACTTGTAATGGAAAGAGTCACGACCCACGTCAGCCAAGTACTTTTCGTCAGTCTCATCCTCCTTCCACGTACCTCCCCATTTGTTCACCGGGTCCCCAGCACGTCGAGGTGGCCTGTGAAATGCTGGTCTTATCAAGCGCTGGCCTAAGACCGGGATGTTTATAGGGCCTGCTTTACTTGCCGAGTCTTCGTCTTTCATACGCAAGTCATAAACATCAGACGGCCTGACACGCTGGTCTCTAGCGTATATATCCTCCCATCCCGGGCGGTCTGACCAAGGACTGGTGACCACTCTCAGAACGCCTCGTGCCTCAGAGAGCAGGCCGCCCCGCCCCTCTGACTCGGGGTGCTCGCCCGGTTGCCAGTCGTTGGCTGAAGGGGTCCCTAGGAAGCGGGAGGGCCTCAAGATCATGTGCTCCGTACGGGGCACCTCCCAGTCCCCGAACTGATCAGAGGAGTATCTCCTGCTAACGCCTTCTAGGCTAGCCGGGGGGGTCTCCTCCCAGTCTGACGTGGGGTGGAAGGTTATACCTATTTCCTCGCTCATCACCTCGTTTGCCATGGGCACATAATCTGGCCGAAGCACGTCCGGGTCTACGCCTAAGCGCTGTAGGTCCTCAATGTGGCTGACACCGAGGGAGAACCCCGGGAGGCCCGTCCCGTAATGCACTGGGCGCTGCGTCATGCCGGGAACGTCGCTGGCCAAGCGTAGTCGGTCGTAGCCAGTGTGGTGGGCCCGGGATCAAAGGCGAACTCTTGATCCACGTACTTCTCGATGCCCTCGAAGGCGATGATCACGTCGTCCCTGCCACGGCCACGGATACGGTACATGGTGACCGAGTAGTACCGGCCATCATAGAAAAACATGTCGTTCAGGTGCTTACGGTACTCCGTGGCGTCACTGATACCAGCGTCACGCATGTCCTTGACGGAAACGACCCCGTTGACGGTCTGGAGCGGGTGACGGCCATCGGGCATGGCCCGCTTGGTGTCCTCGTTCTCCTGAACCTGAATGACCGGAACGACAACGCCGGTCTGGTACTGAAGACCGCCGGTAGACGACAGACCCTCGTCGTAAACATCGTCGTAGAGGCTGTCGGTTCCAGCGGTCGTACCGAAGGGTTGCAACTCGTACCAGACGACGATCTCGCCAGTGTCCTTGTGGTACCGGCGGTAGTTGTCCCAGACGTGCTCGACCTCTCTACGCACGTCAACCATTACGGATACCTAAACGCCTGAACGTAACCCTCGGGAGGATCGCCGTCGATGAACACGTCGGTCCGCAGTTCGTCCTGCTCCTCAGCGATGGCGATCTGGCCGTCGTCAATCGGGGACCAGATGCGCTCAATCGGGCCGTAATCGCCCAGTTCACGAGACTTCTGGACCGGGACCAGCCGGTTGGTGGTGCGGGAGGTCCGGCGCAGGTTGAAGACTTCGATACGATCCAGACCAATGTTGAGGGCCCGAGCCTTCTTCTCGTACTCGGTGGTCCAGTAGGTCAGCAACTGCTGTACCATGCGGAACCTCTGGCTGGCCGGGATGTGGACCGCCTCAGAGGTCGTAATGTCGATGTCCCGACTGTACTCCGTCATAAGTCCCCAGAGGGACTCAATCATAGCGTCAATACCGACAACGTCCTTGACCACAGCCGACAACTGCTCGGCGTCCATGTCCAAGTTGTGCAGGTGCTGGTTCAGGGCCAGTTTGGCGTAGAAGGTCAGGTCGGCAGGGAGTAGCCACTCAAAGTAGTACCCCTCTACCAGAACCTTGGTTCCTGACGCCTGAGACGAAGCCAGACGTAGAAGCCCGTTACGATCATCAAGAGAGTACTGGCTACTAGACAGGGGTGTCGTCGTACCGCTAGCATAGGTTGCTACCCAGAGTTTAGTTGAATCCACATTGAGATGGCCGAGATCGAAGGTCCGGCCGACGGCGTCGAAGTCCAACTGGAAGAACCTCGGGAAGTCCCTGAGGTAGTTCCGGGCAACCGTCTCGATGTCTGTCAGCGCCGTCATAAGGCCAGTTTACTACTATTGAGCGGAGTCCGCTCCGGGGACCGAGTCCTGCCCGGGCTGGTTGATGGCCGGGTAGGTGTCACGTAGCCGGGCCGCCATGGTGTGTCTCACGAGGACAATGTGGGTAGGAGAATACGTGTTGTCTGGCTTGGGCAGGTCAGCCATTCTCCAGCGCCTCCAGACGCTCGGTGATCTCCTGAATAGCCTTGACCATGGGGGCGAGTAGTTCGGTGTAGGCGATGCCGTGAGGACCCTCATCAGAATAGTCCACGACAGCAGCGTCCGGGGCACACACCTTGGCGACATCCTGAGCCCCAAAGCCCCAGTGTTTCTTGTCAGGATCAGCCTTCAGGCGGTAGGACAGAGGCTTTAAACTGTTTACAAGACTTAGACCCGGTGACTCCGTGACCTCACCTTTCAACCGAAGATCGGATGCTACGACTGGAGCGTTCGTGAGATGTACCGTATAATAACGGCGGGAGTACGTACCAAGGGTAAACTGGCCATCAGTGTGGGGCCACATGGTCTGCGTGACAAAGTCGCCCGACATAGGATAATTCATGCCCCCCGTCAAAGGCAGGTAGGAACCGGTGCTGGCGATGGTGAACGCCGCTCCACTACGGGTAACAGAGATACCAGTGCCTCCGTAGAGCACCATTAGATCACCATTGTTGATGGTATGCTGATTGCTGAACAGCGCCTCGGAGACCCTGAATGAGTAGGAACCCCCCGCAGCACCAGTGTCTCCCTTGTCCCCTTTGTCGCCCTTCTCGCCCTTCGCACCCTGCGGGCCCTGCGGTCCCTCGGGTCCTCTAGGCCCTTCTGCGCCAGCGCCACCGGCCGCTCCCGCTGCACCGGCCGCTCCGGCAGCGCCGGTCTCGCCCTTCTCACCCTGCGGGCCGGTTGTACCCTGTGGGCCCTGAGGTCCGGTAGGACCAGCGGGGCCGGTGGCTCCCGTGGCACCGGTAGCGCCGGGCGCCGATGCGGTGGACGAGTAGGCCCCGAGGTTGGTCCATGCCGTGGCGCTGGTCTTGATCCATACGATGGACTGGCCGTCGGCAGGGGTGAGGCTAGAATCAATCCTAATCTCACCGATGTTCCCCTCGGACGATCCGGGGGACGAGGAGACGGCCGTGGGATTGGCCTGAGGGAGGATGAAGGATCGCTTGTCCACGATCCCGCTGGACGTGATGTCCGTGGCACCACTGGGGTAGTAGGCGACCGCCAACAACAGTTCAGACGAGTCATCTAGGGCGGGGTAGACAGCGTTGGTTGCGCTCTCACCGCCCGTGGACCGGGTGGACACGCTGAAGGTACTCCCCGACTTCTGCACGACCACCAAGATGAACTTGGACGCCCCGGAGTTGGGCGGGATGATGTCAAGAGAAGTGTCAGTGGAAATACTAAAGTATTCCCCGTTCAGGTACCCCGAGACAGCCGCTGCCGACAGGGTGTTCGAGGCTGAGCGGGTTACCGCCCCGCCACTCAGAACACCGGCCTTGCGGTTACCTAGGGCCTGAAAGTCGCCCTTGTCGGGCTCTGCCAGATCGGCCGAAGTGGTGTCCGGCCGGTTGAGTACCGTGTAGGCCATGCTACCTCACTAGAGGGTGTCGTAGATGTTCTCGTGCCCTCTGAGGTACCGGTACAGGTCGGGTGGTAGATCGTAGTGCTGCCCGTCCACGAAGTCCCACGGCTGGCCGTTGAACGACATGCGCCACGTGCCCTTGACCCGGGCCCGGATGGTGTCCGGCGAGACCGTGATGGGCTCCTCGGCAACCTCCACCTCCTCCACGGGAGCGGGGGCGGGGGCCTTCTTCTTGGGGGCCGCCTTCTTGGGGGC